TGTCGGTCTGGCTGCGTTGGAAAATGTACACTTTATAATTTGTTGGTAACGTTGTAGGTAACGTCCAAAATACATCGAGTTCGCTGCCAAGCGGTGAAACAGTAACTTCAAGTGATGTTAAAGGTGTAATCATGTTGATGCTAATACAGAGATAAATACTTTTGATTAAATACAGCGAATATTTAAGTATTTACCTTCTCTCCGAAGGGTTGAAATTTGAAGATTGTTTAAAATAGAAATCCCCTCTCCTTTGTAAGGAGAGGGGTAGGGGTGAGGTTGGTTTTACTTAGTCTCTTTTACAAATGTGAATTTGTCTATCTTCGTTGTCTCAAGCTCCCCGCTTTCAATTCTTTGGTACACACTGCGCCGTGTTTTAAGATTGGCTTTTTTCATATACTCTTGAATTGAATACCATTTCCCCGCCGGGAGTTTCCCCCGTTGGTGAATTAGCTCCAATACCTCAAAGTCTTTATGCACAAACTCCGCCGGAATTGTTTTTGCTATTTTTTCGTGTATGGTTGTCATGTCTTTTTTCGCTTATTAATATTCCCAAAATTAATTAAATTTCCCTTGATAGCCCAAAAAACTATGACAATGTATCTCTATATTATTGTCGTTTGTTTCATAAACCCGCCAGCCCGATGGACTTTCTAAAATATCTATCAAAAGAGCTTCAGATGAAGCACTTAAACCGATTTCACAATTTACGGCAGCATCGTATGCGTAATCATCAGTATAATGTCCTGTACACTTTATGCCATTGATTTGACCGTTTGCCAGTGCTCTGTAAAGATGCGATAGCGTCCATTTCTTTGGTTTTTCTGGCAGTGGTTTCAATTTTGGAACGTTGAACGGAGAATAAATTCTAATCCCTTCGCTAAGATGCTTTGATACCGAAAACTTTATCCCGGCGATTTCAATCTGTTGATCTTCCAAATATCCCCTGAAGTTTTTCTGAAAGTCTAAACTATCAAATAATGAAACAAGAGCGTCTAAATCTGCTTGAATTGCGTTTGTGATCGAAGTATTTCCAAACCGATCAACTAATCTGATTGAATAACCAGTACAAACTGCGCCGCGTTCCATTGCGTTTGAAACTTTTGTAATCGAAATATTGTCGCGGTATTGATGGAATTTTAACTGTGATCGCTTTACAAAAATATCTTCGTAACTATTTGCCCAATCATAAAAATTCTCCCGATTAATTGTCTCTATAATTTTGTAGTTTTTCATTTTATACCTCTATTCCTCTATATTTTAATTCTCGTTTTATCCTTTGGCACATTTCAATTAGGGTTACCTTACAAAATGTTGTTAGGCATCGTGTCGCCTCCAACTTAGTTACATGAAAAAATCTGCGCAAATCTTGGTTATCATACAATGACCATTCTTTTCTGCTAAATCTAATTTTATCTCCATAATTAACTTTATTAGCGTAACTCATTTCTGTCCCCTTTCATTAACCGGTATTATTAATGTTGCAAGGGCTGTTTTTATCAACCAATCCTTTGCCTCTTTAAGCGAAGGAAACGACTGATAAATCTTATTGATCTTTTCGTCTTTCAACATTTCGTTGGCTCTTTCAATTACTACTTGGGTCATTTCGGCTTGTGCCATTTTATACCTCTAAATAAGACAAATTAAAATCTTCATTGTCATTCATTCTCATCCCCGAAAACCCGCAGTCTAAACGCCCGGTCTTCTCTTCGATTTCTGGTATCCAGTCCCATCTCAACCAAGTTTCTTTTCTCCCTTTGTGGAATTCTGTATAAACCTTCGTACCGGAAAAAACTCTCATCATTGGCACATCTTGATAATCATAATGGAACAAGCCGCCGAGACGGGTTACGTTGATCCGTTTCCCCTCTAATTCTTTGTGCAGTGGTAAATCTGCTAAGTAAATTATTGTTGTAGGGTTAATTAGTTCTACGTTGACACATTTTTGCATATTATCAAAATCACTGCTCCCAATGTTGAAATATTTGTTTAGAAAATATTCCTTAGCCCCCTCAAGGTCTTCATTAATACAAGTTGTGATAGTTTCTCCGTTTGCGTATGTACATTTTACGGTAATCATTTTATAACTCCTTCCCTTAAATCAATGTTATTTTCTCTGCAATAGCTCACCATCAAATTTATACTCAGTTCAATTAGCTTTTTCCGGTTGTCCATATCCCAAAGGTTATCCGGATCAATCTTTGTAAGAGGTCTCATAGCTTCTAACAAAGCATTCTTCGCTTGTCGCTCTAAATTTTCAGCTACTAACAAAGGACAAAAATCATCACGTTTAACTTTTAACCCGGCTTTTTCTCTTTCTATTTTGCACTCGTTCCAAAAAGTGTTAAAATCTTCTTTACTCATCTGATAGGATTCTTTCGGATCGAGAATAACTCTTTCCTCCGCTTCACGCCCAAGTTTCGTAAGCAATTCTACTTCTCTTCTGTTGGTAAACTGATGTTTCTCCAATATCGCTTTTTGATAACCGTCAACTATTGGTTTAATTGTTTGAACGAAGGCTTTTGCCATAAGTAGGGCTTTTGTTGCAGTTATCATTTCCGGCGTTGGGTTAAATTTGGGTTTGTTTTCGCTTTTCATTTGAGGTTCCTTTTTTGTTTTTCTTTCACTTGCAATATACAAACGTTTGTATATCAAAGTCAAGTCTTTTTCAAAAAAAGTTTAAATTATTTTCACTTTTTTTGCAAACTGTTTAAAAAGAAAAATCCCGCTCTTTGCAGCGGGATTCCAGGAACTATTCAAAGGAGCTCGTTAAATACGGGTGTATTTATTTAAGCAGTACAAACTTACTAATTCTTTAACTTTGGTTAAATGCCGAAATTGTGGTACTCAAATCTTTTTTCGCCGCTTCCCCCAACATCATCATTACCGGCTGTTCTATCCGTTCTTTCGTCTCTTTTAAAATAAACATTCCGCTTAATCCCGGATGTATCCAACCCTCACTACCTTCTTTCATAATTCTAAAAGTAAAATATGCGCTTGAGTTCCTCATGTTCTCCGTTTCATTGTGCGGCTTAAAAATAAACTTACCGAAATTAAATCTGTTTACAGTCGGATTGGTTTGGAATCTCACCATGCCTTCATAGATGTTGCTCTTATGCGGCGGGGAAACTACCTTAAACTTTTCGCCTGTAGTTTTATCGGAGATAGTATATTCCTTTGGCTCCGATCTAAGCAATGGTTGTTCGGTATTCTTAATTTTATCTCCCCATGCGTACATTGTTCGCTGTACACGTTCGGGATTATTTCTCCTCATCAATTCTGCATCGGCTTGGTCCCGCGCTCCCTTTATGCTTCCCTCGCTAAACATTTTAACAGCTACGGAATGCCTCATATTCTTTGCACCGGTTCTTGTCTCATCCAAAGAATATTTTACCTTTCCCATAATTACTTCACGCTGGTAAACCGGCGCTTTGTCGTAAACTTCTTTAGGCATCGCTCTCATACTTGTTGTCCCCGGTGTGCCGTGCTGAAAAGGAATAACCAAATATTTTTTACCGTCTTTTCCTATCCTTACTTTTGGCGAAGTATCAAGAGCTTTCTTCATGTCAAAACTTTCATAACCTTCTTCCAGGGCTTTTGCATGTGGGCTGGTGTGAATGATCTTGTAATGAAGTCTATCACTCTGGTAAGGATATTTCGCTCCTGAAACAATTCCGTTTGCATATCCCCCTTGCGAATGTTTGAACTTACTTGCCGCAACGTTTAACCACGTCTGTGTTGCCAAATCTCCCGCGGCTTCAACTGCTTGCGGCAATTCCGCTTCCTTGCCTAATTGCTGTTCAATGTGGTTTATCAGTTCATATATCTTGCTGTAATCGATGTCGTAAACAATTTGGTAACTCATGCTGTTTCTTTAAACTTAACTTATAAGTTAACTCTTATATTAAGTTTCTCGTCCTGTATTACTCGGATTTCTTTTTATTAAATTCTTTTCCAAATGCTTTTATTGCCGGTTTCTTCTCTGTCTTTTCTTCCACAATATTCTTTGTCGGGTTCACAACCTGTTCAATGTCGTTTTCTTCACCGGAAAGGTTGCTAAACTTACTGCCGAATTGAAATTGATATTTCTGTTCTCCTCCCGGTGTTAGGTTCATATTCTCATCAATCAATCCGTGCATCTTCAGCATACCTAAAGCAAAAAAATCTTGTTCCGGATCAATCTCTCTGTCTATTCCTTGTTCCTTAAATCCAAGCATTAACTTTAACTTTTCGCTTGTTGGTAACTCTTGCGTATTTCCGCTTTCGGCTGGTTGGGGTTCTGTTTCGAGGGCTTTCAATAATTTTCTCCTTTGATATTTTAAATATAAGGATTTCCCCATTTGCTTCAAACCAAATTTCTTAAATTCTTCGTGAAGTTCCGGGTGCAGTATTTTTTCTTGCCCGTCATTTTTTATATAAAATAATTTTGCCCCTTGCCCTAATGGTGCGCTGTTATCGTAAACACTAAAATTATCAAAGTTATCCTTCAGTTGAAAAAATGCCTTGTGTGTGGGATAATCACCAAACAATTTCTTATACAGATCAGCGCCTATGCTTCTGCCGCCGCTTTCCCCTCTTGCTTTGTCTCGCTCAATTCCCTTCTCAATCGGTAAATGAATAAATGCAGCGTTCGCTTGAAAAGTATCGCTGTTAACCATGTAAAGAAGATCGTTTAAATTCTCCGTTCCCTTCATCGTAACGTCATAAATTACATCTTTCTTTTCGCGTATAGCCTCACGGACCAAATGCTTTGCAATATTTGAACTTTCCTCATGCAATTCCCAAGGCTTTAAGTCAACATCAATTTTAGATATTCCCCTCTCCTCAGCTAACATATATTTTATGCTGTCGGGATCTATCAAAACTTTATTTTTATAAAACTCTCCTCCAAGCGTTGTGCTCTTTCCGCTGCCCGGCAAACCGCCCGTAACCCACATTTGCCCCAAACCTTCTCCGGCTTTGTTAAACAGTTGTTTCTTAATCGTGTTAAACTCCGGCACCGCTTCCGCTTCTATCTTTAACCCTAAACTCATTTCCGTTTCTCTTAACGGATTTGGTTTCTTCGCGCACTCATCAAATGCTTTGGCGTACTCGCCGGTTGCAAACTGCAACTCCTTAAGCAAAGGATCGTTTTCACCCTTGCTTATCGTTACCCTTGTAAAGAAATTTTCTTTACCCTTTATATTATCCAGCCCGTTACTATCTATTTCATATCCCTTCTTTTTCAATTGAGCAATTACCGCCTTTGCCTTAGCAGTACTTTTTACCTCAACCGCGCCAATTAATGCCGAGTAAATTTCCGGCTTATCATCCTTTGTAGCGTTTCTTTTTATTTCCTTAAACATTACATCTGATTTTTTAATTATCCTATCTCTTACGCTAAAATCTATTCCTTCGGCTTCTGCTGCATTTTCAATATCACCGAAAAACCAATCCTTTTGCCCGTTTGCCAACCTTTCGTAACTATCGGCTTTTTTCTGCCATTCGTTAAAATTCCGCATCTTCTCTAAGTTTCGTGCATGTTTGGCGTTCTCTTCCGCTTTTTCCATCTCTACCGGTTTGTTGGGTATTTTGCTTTTCTCTTTCGTCGATATTAAAATATTCCTATCGGCAAACTTAAAACTTATCCCATCTTCCGTTTGTACAACTGCCTGGTTCTTTGGTATAGATACAAGCGAATCAAACCCATTTGCCTCTTTTAAGAACAAAGAATAATTACCTTCACTGTTCTCATTCACAAGCTGTAACGCTCCCTCACCTAACAAATTCCCTTCGTTATCCTTTAGCAATACACTATTGCCAATTTTATTCTGCAATAACTCAAATGCATTGGCCGGAGCTATTATCTTCCCTCCGCTTTGCTTTCCTTCTGCCGACTGCTGACTGCTGACTGCCGATTGTCCACTGCCTACTGCCGATTGATCCTTGCTCGCCAATTTCCAATGCGCACCCTTGCCGGACTTATCCCGTGTTAGCCTTAACGTGCCTCCGCGTCCTTCTTTCGTCTGCCCTTCCTTTTGATATGGCTGCGCTCCAAACATTGATATCTGCTTACCAAAGGCTTTGAATAAATTTTTGAAGATGCTTTTATTTGAATCGCTGATATCTTTTGGCAATAAATCTTTTATTTCTTCGTTAATCTCTTTTATTTTTTGCTGCAATTCATCTTCCCTTCTAAAACTTAATTGTTTCGTTTTATGATATCCTCTCATATTTGTGCCAAACCCAATATTGGAAACCTTCTTGTGATTTTTAAGCTTCTCTGAATAAAGTCTGTCCTCAAGACCTTCCTTACGTTTTTTCAACTTTGATAGTTTTATCTCGTTTTCAGAATTGGCTTTCTGATAAGCTGAATATCTAATCTCCCCACCTCCTTTTACAGAAATAAACGGCTCTCCGTCTTGATATTTCCCGATTTTAAATTCTTGTTCAGGATATTGTTTCTTAAACCAATCAGCAAATGGTTGATATGTCCCTTCGACTAAAATATTTTTTGTCTTTTCGCCATAACTTTCTAAATCTTTTTTTAAAGATGCAGTGAAAGGTAATTCACTTATAAGTGAAGTTTCCTTTCCCAACTCCGGATAATCCCTCAACACTTCCGGCGGCACGGGTTTGCCTTCTTTTATTGCTTGCTGAACGTGTCCCTTGTGGTTCTGGTTTGATGTGAAATTTCTCCCATATATTTTTTCAATATCGTCCTTCATCTTTACTATATTAGAAAAATCCATCCCTTTTGTATTTTTAACTTCATCCCATAATGGCTGAAATATTTTATTGTATTCTGTTTTAGTAAATTCCCAAGGTTGTTTAGTAACCAAATCCGGCTCGCTCTGAACCGGATTCTTTACTGTTTCGATACTTGATCGATCAGCTATTTTTTTTTCATATTCTGCATTTTGGTGAAGCGCAATTCTCTCTATTTCATCTACATGAAATTCAGCTATTGCCCTATCCGTTTCTTCTTTATCTTTTTTACGTCCTTCTTTATACGCCGCTCTTTGTTTGTTATAATAGTCCTTCAGTTTCTTTTCGTTCTGCGCTCGGTCGTCACCCAATTTCAACTCAGTTTTAAGAAACTCATTAGGAAACTTATGAAGCATAACATTTGTAAAGAAAATATCATACGTCTTACTTATTTGCACGGTATTTATAAGCTCTTGTGAGTAATCAACTTTTTTACTCAAATATTCCTTCGCCCAATGCGAATTTTTATAAGGTTCAATTACTGCATCCGGTATCTCTTTCCCCTCTCGAATGGCATTTTTAATAATAACTTTGTGCTGTTCGTTAGAAATTGCAATATCCTCCAAATCATTCGGGTCTTTAAATTTTTTAACTTCAGCTATTGGTCCTCTGAACATCTTTTGTGCATATTCATCTTGTGTTTGTTCATACGCTTCCTTAAATAAACCTTTGTTCTCTCTAACGTTTTGATTGTTCAGAGTTGTTTTCTTTTCACCTTGCACTTGCCCCTTTCCACTTGCTTCCTCATCCGCGTTCTTCCAACGCAACTTTCCGCCGTTTGTAATTTCAAGTCTTCGCTTATCCCCCGGCGCAAATTCCTTTTCCGCTCCGGCAAACATATCTATCTGGTTGGGGTTGTTACCAATTTTTATCGATTTTCCAAAAAGTGTGATTATCATGTATAAATCTCCTGTTGCGTTTCTACCGTGTCAAGATTATTCTCAACCGGACTAACAAATCTCCTAAGCACGGTTAGCATCTTTTTCGGTAGTCTGTTTTCATCCGTTCCCCTATCGCTTCCCGCATCTTCCCATACTTTAAATTGTTGCTTCGCGATGAATTCTACCGTGTAACTTTCACCCGTTGCCGGTCCTTTGCCGGTTGCCCAAACAACCGCCATTAATTTACCCACAATATCCGCTTTATCTCTAACCTCTCCCGTTGGTACGCCGTTTTCATCGGTAAGCGGCAAACCGTCATCACCAAGTAACGTTTTATAGTCGTCTTCAATTATGGTATAATCGGCTGCGTCATATTTTGTGTTATTACGGTATATGCCAATTACTTCTGTAATATCAAAAGCGTAAATAAAATCACGAGTTCCGCGCTTCAGTATATCCGTATCGCGCCTGGTTTTATTATCGCAAACCAAAATATCGCCGTGTGTAATAACTGAGTAAGCTCTCTGTTCGGCTCCGCTTAAATTCAATCTTGGTATGGTAAACGTTGCGCCTCCGTCATAAATAACCCCGTTCGGCGTATTTAGATATTTGTATGATATCGCCGTTCTTATTGCAATTATCGTTTCCGGTGCGCCGTAATAATAACCCTGGTTGCAAGTATGGTTTAACAAAGGCACACCGTTATTTTCACCTATACAACTGCACAACGTACCCGGGTAATGCTTTACCGTTTGCCCGAATCGTCTCAAACTCCGTACAATATTTTCATCAATAATTTTTAACAATTCCTAATTCCTAATTCTCAATTCCTAATTACCCGATCACTGCGTTAAAATTCTTCCCGTACTTCTGCCTCAAACTATTTAAGTAACTCGTTTCATCCTGTTTCAGTTCAGTAATTACCTTTGCTACACCGGAACTAATGCTGCTTGCAACTCCGTCTATGCTTTCACTTTCACTAATTACCCTTGCCGCCGGATCTACGTGATGGACCAAACTAAGAAACGCTCTCCGGCAAACTGCCTGCCTAATCCCCTCAACCTCAAACGGGTCTGCGCCTGCATAAACTAACCCCGTTTTGTACGTTACCTCAAAAAAGTTTGGTATCCGTTCAAGCGCTCCGCCGGTTAATACGGATAAACCTAACGCGCTTAAACTGCCCAACAACAACGTGTAAAGTCCGGCTGTGCCTCCGGTCGGTAAAGGTAAAAATTCAATAATACCCGTCATACGGTCAAAAGTAAATAGATCAACGCCAATACCCATTAACTCGGTATTACCGTATTTTATCTTTACACTTGTTAAATCATTTATCGGCGGGTTATAGACTTGAATCTGCCAAAGATTCATGCTGAACTTTTCAAAATAATTATCGCGGTTTTCGGTTTTTGTCCGTTCGGTAAAATAAATTTCACATTGCTTTTCAAGCGCGTCTTGTGCGCTCTTTAAGTAACTTCTCAATCCCGCCCTATCCTCTGAAAAAGCCGTTATCGCCTGCTCATACGCCGGGTCTAACCTGCTCGATGATGCAAGAACGTAATCGATAAAAAATTGTACGGGTACAATCTCAGCCTCTGTTGTAATTATTCCGGCAACCGCTTCCAACTTTGCGTCTTCCGGGTAATATTTGTTCTGTACGCTCGCGTCTGTTGCATAAAAGAAGAGCCGGACATATTGTTCCGGCTCATCCGAGGCTACAGTTACGGCTGCTTCATAGAGAGATGAAGTTGCGTTGTAGGAAAGTGCTAAATCTTTAATATCTGCCGCTGAAGAGTTTTTAATCACCGAACCGTCTTCACCAATCATTGTTAGGTAAACACTTTTTCCGCTGCCTAATAATGTTTGATCAAGGGTTATAAGTTGTGAAATCCCTTTTTTTATTGTCTTCATTGCACATCTCTACTTCTCTTCTGCCGGTTCTTCCGTCTCAACGGTTTTCTGTTTAAATTTTAATACTGCTGAAATTATTTGTATACCTCCGTAAGCAATTAATATGCTTTCCGGGATGTTGGGAAATTTACTGTTCTTTATGGTTAGGTAAATTACTAATCCCCAAAAAGAAGCATTGGCAATAAGCGTTTCCAAAAGAAATCTAAAACGTGTACTGCTCCAAAAGCCATCCTTCTCAGAGAGCATCGTGTCTAACCGTTTAAGTAATTTTTCTCTGTATGGAGGAGTTAGAATAAAGAATAACAACGCTCCAAATGCCGTTAATAAAAAAACAGCGGCAAGATAAATCAATACCTCTATTATTAACATTTACCTACCCTTTTTCGTCAATTTCTGAATGACGTAACCACATCAATACATCTGCTTTATTTTTCTTGTAAATAAAACCTTTGCCGTTTACAATTTTGGTATCAAATTCTTTCAGTTCATCTTCGGTTTTATCTTCATCTTTCTCCCCTTCACCCTGCTCTTGCTCTTGATCTGTGCCTTTTCCTTCGCTCTCGTGATCTTCACTTTCTACTTTCTCAGCCGAAGGCTGATCCGCCTCGGGCGGAAACTTTCCACTTTCAACTGTAACAAAATCCGGGTGATCGATCAATTCGCTCTCTTGCTCAAAAGTCAATTCCTCAATTATATTGCCATCTTCATCTAAGTGAAGTTTGCCCGCACTGTTAACGGATGTTGGTACATTTAACGTTAAATTTTTAAGGTATGTATGCTTAATCATTTTTAGCCTCTGATGTGTTTTAATTTATCCCCCTCCGCCGCATAAAACGGAAGAGGGGAATAGAAATTTATTTGTTTGTTAATCCGTTAGGACCAAGCAGTAGAACCCGCGTTCTTTATCATCACCATTTTGTTTGGCGCTGCTAGAATCGGAACTGCCCATAACTTCTGCATCCAACGTTTGGAATCATCAATTCTTGCTAATTCCATTTTTGTCATTGGCAGTAATTGTCTGAAATCGAGCACTTGTTCAAAGTCCCAATCCCATAAGAAAATATTGGTTGCTCCCGGTATCCATTCACCGTTATCGATCTTTGCTTCGGCTGCTGTAAACGAAGTCAAATATCTGTAACTTGTAATTGCGGTAGCGGATGAAAGTTTACGGTAAATATCAAAACTTGTTGCTTCTTGTCCCGAAGGTGAACCGTTATCGGTTAAGGTAAAAGTACAACGTTTGGAAGCTGCAACAACGTTTGTTTTAACTTCAAATGCTGCGCCTGAACCGTATCTATTAACCGGAACAAATGCGTAATCATAAGTTGCCGCGTCAAGCAAGGTAGCACTATCTGAATCAACTGAAATAGTTGCAGTACTTGAGTTCAATGTTGCCGGTGCTTTGCTGTTTGTTGCGGCAAATACTGTCATTGTGCTGTTGGTCTTAGGATACTCTGCGCCTATGTAATTCTGACCTTTGTACTTCAATAAAATATCTGTTTCAATATTTCCTTTTCCGTTTCCAAGTTCAAATCTTTTTGCGCTCGCAATAAGATCACGGGCTTCGGAGCTTCCTACCACAAATCTTCTACCGGCTAACAATTCATCGGTATAATACTGAAAATCTTTTGCGCTCATCCAGCATTTTACGTTATTTGGATTCCCCCAGTTATCGGCAATAATTTGTACCGATTCGTTTAAGGTTTCCGGTCTAACTCGTTTACCACGCAAATCAATAGTGTTTTGGGTTACACTTTTTGCTTTGGTCTTAAACTGTTTGTAATAACCATTCCATTCGTAAGGATTACGGGCAGCATCACCATAAATAAGTTTACTGTCGGCGGTTTTCATTATTGCAAGTGCTTTCGCTCTTGTAACAAGCGCTTCATTGTTGGTATTACTCTTTACCATTAATGCCTGTAATGGTACTTTACCAACTGTTCCGATGTATTTCACCTGCTCAAATTCTCTTCGGATATCTTCATCGTATTCATCCGGTAATCCGCCTTCAGAATAAAAATTAGCGTCTCCTACTTCATTCATGGTTACAAATTCCTCAACAGTGCTGGAAGCCTTTCCTTTTCGGATTGCTCTAAAAAATGCCGGGGATGATTCGTTTAGGGTAAGCCATTTTACAACCGGGGCAAGGCTCTCAAGTCTTGTGGCTCCAAATCCGGTTTGATCCGTTGTCCCCATCGCATAACCAACCTCAAGAGCTTTGGCTAAGTCCTGGAGTTCTTTTACTGTTGATGCGCCGCCGAAACTTGATCCGTTTCCGGCTAATTCGCCAAACATTAAATCGTCCATTTTATTTACTCCAATTTTATATTATTAAAAGTTACTTGTTAATTTTTCTTATATATTAACTTTTTACTTGAACATGTCAACAGCTTTTGATTTCACCAACTGTTCAACCGATTCCGGCAATGTTGCCTGTGTACCGCCTGCGCTAAAGTCAACAAGAACAATTTCGTCAACAGATTTTTCTGCAACTAATTTTTCAAGCACTTTAACTTTCTGCGCTTTATTAAGCTCTGCGCCTGTTCCAACGTTCTTGTTGTTTTCAACCCAATTAATGTTGTCCGTCAACAAATTTCCGCCGGAGCTTTTTCTTAGTTTAGAAACTAAGGTTATAAGTCCCATCCGTTGATCCTCAACTTGGTTATTCACCAAATCAAGAGATTTTACCAAATGCTCATCACCGCTAACTTGATTCAATTGTCCTTCGGCTAAAAGAACAATAGATTTTGCCAACAGATCAACTTTTTGATTAATTGCATCCAACGCTTTCAATGCATTCAAAGAAATTTCTGAGGATTTTTCAAGATATTCGGAAATATCTGCCTCTTCTCCGCCTTTGTTCATCAGCGCGATTGATTTTTGCAAACTCTTTTCCTGCGCTTTAATATCAACTTCAAACTCTATTTCAGAGATTGATTTCGCCGTATCAAGTGATTTTTGAAGAGATAATTTCGCCGTGCCCAATGATTTTGCAGCGGTTTCAAAACTTTCGTTCATCTCTCCCTTTTGTTTCGTCTCAAAACTGTCAGCTTCTGCCTTTGCCTGTTCCGGGGTCATGCCTTTGGCTAAACATTTTTTGTAGATATCATTCTTCGTTTCCATTTTTGTAACTCCATTTAGTTTAATGTTATGATCTATTGATTCTTTTCTTGTCGCTCCAAATCCGGTTTGTTCTCCCGGATTGTTGCCGTATCCTACTTCTAAACTTTTCACCAACGTTGCAAACGTTTCTCTGTTTCTTGGCTTGGTTGTAAACACTACATTCACAACTCTTGCCGATACAACTCCGTCTTTACTCTTCGATAAATATTCTCCCTCAACACTCCATCCCGCTTTTTGCATTGCGTTAGGATGCCGTTTATTGAATTCATCCATGTGCTGTAATAAAGTAACTGTGCTTTTTGCAAGTTTTTGCTGTTGTGTTAATTTTTCATCCGGCAATTCCGGGTCAAACCCAACAAGTTCTCCTTCAAAGTTCCAAGATTTTCCGCTCTTCCCTAACTTAGTCGGAAAGCCGATAAAACAATGCGGCTCCGGGATATCCTTATGTTCATATTTAATTTTGCCAAAACCGGAAGTGAAATAACTCCAATCAATACTTTTCATTATTTCATTATCAGTATCCCGGTTCTCTGTAGAAATAGTTCCACCTACCTTAAAAGGCTCGGTTTTACTTCCGCTTTTTACCAAATACGCCGGGGCAAAAAATTCAAACTTGTTATACAAAATTGTTTACTCTTTTTTTTATTGCATATTTAAGGAATGCGTTTCTCTCCGAAGGGTTGAAATTTGAAGAAATATAATTCCTCCCCTTTCAAAAAGGGGAGGTTAGGTGGGGTTTGCTTTAAAAACCAAGAACCTCCAAAGCTTTCAAACTCCGGAGGCTCACAAAAACAAACGTAGATTATGTAAAATATTATGTAAGAAAAATATGTAACCCCAAAACCTTACACTTTATATTAATTTTGTCATTTCGCTTTACAAATAAATTTTCTGATAATTTCGGCTATTCCCTCAACATCCTAATTCCTAATTCCTAATTGATAAAAGTTCTTCCCCCGTTAATTCCTGATATCTCCAAACAAAACCGTAAGTCGCCCTACCATTCCCTAATCTACAGTTTGCCCGTATCTGACTTGCGCTATAGCCTAATTCTTTCTCTATTTCCGTCCCGCTGTTCCATTTTTTTATCAACTTACCTTTAATTGAGTATTGATAAATCGGTTTCTTTACCCTACACGCTTTCCCGATAATATTATAGATAGTACCTTCGCTTACTTTTTCAATCACCGCAATTTCACGTACACTCATTTGAGCGTATTTGCCCTCGCGTAAGTCCTTTATCAATAGCCTATGGTAAATCTCCGCCGCCGGGAAATTCTTCACATCTATTTTATTCGCCAATTTCCGGTGGAACCGATAAACATCTTTTAACACCTCATCCCCATGTAGATCGGAAAACTCTTTTATTAATTCTTCTAAAATTTCATTGTCCACATCACAAATTTCCATTACTATTCCTACGTTTTAGATTTGTGTATCCCGTGAACAAACTCCTTTGATTATGGCGTAATTACGCCGCTAATTTATTCCGTCGTTTTGCCCTCTCATAATAAATTCAGATTTATGATCAAATACGGTTTTTATTCCGTCAAACATTTTATAATAATATTCTTCTCTTTTGTCATCAAACTTAAATTCGCCGGTTAATCTCCATTTCCTAACCAAATCAGCCATCCAAAGAAGATATTCCTCTAACCTATCAGCTCCATCTGGGGAGTCTCTAACTATAAGATTAATACCTGTCCATATCTTTACTAAATGTTTTCCAAACATTTCATCAGATCGTTCTTTATCCATTTTTTAGCTCCTTTGTTTATTAATTATTCTCTTCCAAAATGTTCGTTCTGATCAATGCTCTCATTTGGAATATATGCGTAATCATCCCCATCATTATCAACATAATGAACATCGCCGTTATTTGCGTACTGCCGTTCCCGCGCGTTCATATAATTAATTGCATTCACATAGTCCTGCTCTTCATCTCCCGAAGAAACTTTCTCTCTAATTTCTTCGTTAAAGTTCTCAAACTTTTCTTGCAGCTTGTTCTCATATTGCTGCAATAATTTTGGTTCGTGCTTTTTTAATATCGGGTAAAGCACTTCCCAATATGGACCGGTCAACTTAAAGTTTCCCGTTCCATCTTCCGTTTGTATCCATGTGTTAAGTAATTGCTTAACTTTCTCTCTTAGTTCCATTATGCCGCAACTCCTCTCATTTTATTTGTAAGTATATCCTCTAATAAATCTTTGTTATCACTTTTTATTTCATCAATCGCCCTGGCTCTATCAATAGCCTCGGCAGTAATTAAACTCGGATTGAACCTATACTCTCCGCCGTCTTCCTTTATGTGGTAATTATCAAAAAACTCTGCCCTTAACGCATGGCTAAAATCAGTTTGCTCGTTCCAAGCCTTACCTTGCATAATTCTTTTATAAGTATAATCACTCATATACCCTTTTTCAAACAACCGCTTTAATTCTTGTTTATACTTTGCGCCGGTTGTATGGATGGCAATACTTGTTTCAGTTGCTTCACCATTTAACCGTTTGATCTCTTTCTTAATTGCGTTTTCGTAATTCTCACCATAAATAGAAGTTGCAAAATTCTTATACTTCCTAAATTGATAATAACCCTCTCCCCAATTTTGCTTTGGTTTATTCGTTTTGATCAACTCATTAAGTATCTTTGGAAATTCCGGCTTCTCCTGTGGAAAAATTATTTTCCCTCCTTCGCTTGTAATTTCATACTTTGCATTTTCATAAACTGCTACCTTAAAATCACCGTCCATAGTTTGATACAATACTTCATCGGTATTGTTAAGTTTATCAAGCAATTTAACTTTATTTGCTTGCAAAATTTCCTTTGGCATTTTGCTTATAAAGTTAATTCCAATTTCTTCATTATCATCAATAATTTTCTTAAACATTCCGCCTAAATCCAAATCGGTTTCTTTATACAATGCGCTAAATTCTTTATCTAACTCCTTTGCACTTAGTGCGCGAGTACCTACCATATCACCTTGCGCACCGGCTTTATACGTTCTTATCTTCACTCTCTGGGTAGATGGCGCGTAATCTTCAACAACATAAAACTCTCCGCTTTTACCTTCTAAAATACCACCTACCGGAATTACTTTATTTATCCCCGGTAAAATTACCGGAGTTCTGTCATAGTCAAGTTTCCCCTTATGCTCAAAATTTGCCCCGATAAGTTTTTCCGTCAAACTTCTTTCTTCCTGCTCCATCATCTGATATTGCTTTGAAGTCTTCTCTTCCATTCCGGCTTTTTTCCTTTTTACTTCATACAATCTATCAAACTGTTTATAGTTCGATTGCCGTTGCTGCTCTGCAAGTGCATCTTGTAATTTTTTATTTCTGAATGCCAATAACGCTTTTGCCTGTTCCGGATTATCGGCTAACTCAATCATCATCTCATCCGCTTCTAGCTGAACCTCGTCATCCCAACGGCTCGTTTCACCTTTTAAGAACTTATCAACCATTCCCGCCTTATCCATAATTTTGGTATTCATAAATCCGTCAATACTTCCTTTCGTCAAGTAGTAATGCGTATTTACACTGTCTAATGGATTCCCTTGCCGTATCCCTCTTCCGTTCCCTTGCTCTATCTGTAAATGGTTCCAAGCCGGTTGCAAGTGGTGAATATCGCTTGTCATATAGTTAAAATTTAATCCCTCTCCCATAGTTGCATAATTACCAATTACAACCTTATACTTTCCATTGTTGTAATCTTTGCTTATCTGTAATCTTTTGCTCGAGCTGCTAACCGTTTTTCCGTTTACAATTATTATTTCGTTCTCCGGGATACCCGATTTTATCAAATCATTTTTAATCTTATCGTGTAAAGCTGTGTTGATGGCGAAAATAATTTGTTTGCCTCCACTCTTATGTATTGATAATGCATTCTCATTCAACTGCGCGAACTTCTTTAAATCACTATGCTGTTTAACCAAATCATTGTCAACCTTTTTAGAAAATTCACTGCTCTTTTCCTGATACCAGGGCAAATCACTCGTTGCTTTTATCAAATCTTGCTGCACCTTAAAAAAGTGATCGTCCATTGGTGTATCGTCCGGACCAATCCATTTATTCAACTCAATATATTTAGGCAAGTATTCATCATTAAAATAATTCAATACTTTAGTAGCTTCATCTTGATTAATTAATCCTTTACCTACTTTTTCCTGTAACTTATCAGCATTAAAATCCCACGTCTTATTATCCTTATCATATACACGGCTGCTTAACATCCATAACCTTAACTTGCAATGCTTCACTATTTCTTTTTGCCCTTCATTCAGATCACTCAGCACATTCGCCGCTTTCTCTTTCGGGAACTTTATATTTGCCTTTACACTTTCAACATCATCCTTTGTCTTATAATCAACAAACCTAAAGAAAGTATTTCTTAATGCCTCAGCCGATTTCCATCCCGAAAATTTATTCTTTACAATAACTCTTCCGTCTGCATTTGTAGTTGGAATGTTATCAATATCTGCAAACCTTGCAACAAAGTCATCCATGTTTTGAACTTTTAATTTTTCGAGTTCTTTCTCCGCAAACGGCACCATCATGTTAAAAACTTCTAAAGGCGAATTACTTATCGGTGTTGCCGTCAAACCATAATAGCCCATATCATTATTCTGCCCGCGTATGATCTTGCTTGCAAATAAATTGTGCATTGCCCTTTGAGATGTGCTGCTATTCACTCCGCTAATTTCACTTTCCATTGGAACTAATAAGTTTTTCGTGTCGTGGCATTCATCTCTCACCAACATATCAATACCCAAATTATCAAGATACACTCCCCCCATTGGATCGGGTATGTTCATCATTTCGGAAAGATTCTTTAACAAAGTATCTCTTTTCTTTTTCACACTTTTTACCTGTTTGCTATCCTTATCGGCAAAGTCTGATAACCGGCTTCCTTCCGGGTAATACTTATCCATCAATTCGTTAAGCATGTTCTTCTTAGTTTCCGGTGAAAAGTCAATTGTACCGAACAAATCACGGCTCATTAAAATCATGTCAAAATCTTCATTTGCTGCACGTTGCAATTTCAATTCTTTCTCTTCACGGCTTTCTTCAATCCAAGCGCCGGTAGAATCTTTTTTGTAACCAACTAACAAATAATTTACCCCTTGCGTCCACTTCTCAATTTCCGCAACCCAATTTAACAACACCGATTTCGGAGAAACTATACACGGCTTATTTGCCCTTCCCGTCTCTTTACTCAACAAAGTTAAAGTTAATGCTTCAAGGGTTTTTCCTAAACCCACACCATGCGCTATCATACCTTTGCCGGATTCATACATCCGTCTTACAGTTGCCCATGTATGCCCGCCCGCCTTATCTCTTCCGCTAATATCTTTTCCGCTTGCATCTTTACCAACTACTCTATCATAAGCAAAATGCTTTATTCCCTCTATCGGTTTTTCGTCATACGTTTTTTGTGTGTATGAATTAAACAGCCTATTATAAGTATCTGCAATTTTATCAGCTTCTTCACTATCGGATAAATACTGCTTAAAATCTGTTTCAAGCTGTAAGACTTGTTCTTTTTTGGCTATTCCTTCCTCAGTCCGCAACGCCGGTAAACCTAACCCATTCATCTTATTTAAAATCATAAACAATAAAGGATGCTCATCTTTATTAAAGAGATCCCGCAATTCTTTCTTTACACTTGTTGATTTTCCCTCTTTCGTAATATCTGCATAACTTAAATATAATTTTGCCGAACTCTCATCAACCGGAAGAATAAATCCGCTCTTTTCATCTTTGCGTAATTCACCTAAGAAATGCGCCCCTATCTTTTCTTCCAAATATTTGTTCAAAATTCCAATATCGTAAATAGTCCCTGCATCGCTTAACATTATCGGCAGTTGCTTTATCTCCCTTATGTTCGCTCTCGTCTTCGCCTCAATTATCTGATCTTCTAACTTTCGCATTTTTTGCGCGTTAAGTTCTTTTTCTTTATCGCTTAACTTTTCGTTCTTGGATTCCTTCTTCAGTTCTGTCCGTTGCTTTTCCCAGGCGTCTATTTTTTCATAAATGTAACCGTAAAGGACTTCCTCTTTCGGTTTATAATTTCCCTCTTCATCAAAATAAATTTCATCGCTGTATGCAAGCTCTCTTTCAATATCTCCATCCCCTTCATACTCGCCTCGTATCGTTTGATAATCCGTAGGAAAATTATTTGCAAAAAGAAATCCGATCACCGAAACAATATCGTTCCGGTCCACCGTTCCTATTTCGCTCTTCGTTTGATAAACTTTATAAAAAGACAGCGGATCATCAAACATCTTGATAGTGTTCCCGTTCTTATCATAGCTACCTGCTAAATCCAAGAGTGGCGCGTTTCCGCTGCTTCTAAAAAATTTATTCAACTTCAAATTATCAATTGGGTGTCCGTACTTTTCAATAAAATCCTTCAGTAATATTTTCAGTTTCCCCGCTTCCATTTGCGCCTCTTCAGCGGATAATCTTCCGTCTTGCAACTCTTTTCTGAAATCCTTTACTGCTAAACCAAGAATAACTCCCTTTGTTAAATATTCGGTCTGAAAATCATTCTTGCCGTTGTATCCATCCAGCTCATTAACTATCCTTGTTTGTCCGAACAGTTTAAGTTGGTCCTTATTCAATCCGTACAAATAACCGATATCCTCACTCTTAATTCTCCATTCATCCCAACTCTTAATACCAAGCTTTTGTACATCTTCCGGTAAATTCTGTAATACTATTTCCTGATCTTTTAATCTTTCCCATCTATGATTTTTATTAAGAATATAAGTTCTTCCGTTTAATATCTTTACATCTCCCGGCTCAAGTTCTTTTTCCAACTCACCATACTTGCTAACATCAATACCTAAACTACTGTAATCCCTTGCATCATGGTTTAATAATTCACCGACTTTTTCCAAATCTTCCTTTGTAACATCTCCCTTCCAGATCTTCATTCCGAACATTCCGCTCGTTTCCGTACCTAACGCAAACTCCGGATTATTCTTAAAGAAATTTCCCGAAACAAAATCTGCATCCAAAACCATATCATCATAAGCCTCACCAAGTTTTTCCTTTGGTAGATTACTTAAATGCTCTATCACTTCCGGCGGTCTTTTCTTAAAGAAAACTATATCTGTGGTTACTGCTGCGTCTGCATGTTTAAAGGCTCCGGTTGGTACTCTTATCGCTCCAAGGAATTCCCCTTTTTTGTTTATCTCTCCCCGCCATTGATTAAGTTGATTATCCATTATAGATGTTGGAACAATCATTGCCATTATTCCCCCCGGTTTCAACATATCCAAACCTCTATCAATAAAATATTGCTCGTGGAATTTTATATCACTCTTCTCCCTATCATCCATCGCGCTCAATCCTCTTTTACCAAACGGACAATTCCCAACAATAGCGTCATATTCTCCCCCTTCTAAATCCGCTCCCATGTTTTCATAGTCTTTAATAAACTGCTCGAAGCTCTGTATCCTTATATCGTGCTCGTTGCCGTGTAAAATCTGCCCGATGCGTCCGCTCGTTTCTTCAATTTCAATTCCGGTAACAAGCGCTTTCTCCGGTGCGGTCTCAATAAAAATCCCCGTTCCCATTGATGGCTCTAAAACATTTCCTCCCTTAAAACCTAACTTCCCTATCATATCCCAAATAAATTCCGCTTCATCCTTACGTGTGTAAAACTCATTAAGAGAAATATCCTCAATAGTATCGCCCAACAATCCGCCGCGCCCGGTGTACTGCGCCAAAAGCTCTACATCCTCAGCGCTCATCTCATCGTTTTTCTTTGTCTTTAATAACTCCTCAACCCTGGCGTTTATCTCTTTCCGGTTCTTCTTCCCCTTAACAACTTTAATTTCCGCCTTCGGCTCTTTTCTCTCTTCTTTTGGCTGATTGAAAAGATCGTCCTTTGTTTCCGGCTGCTCTTTTGGTTTTATCGGTTCCGCTTTTGGTGGTCTGCTTTCCGCCCTATTGCCTACTGCCGACTGCCGACTGCCGACCGTTACCTTCTTATCAAACAACGATAATTCTTTCGGTTTACTCTCCTCCTTATCCGCACGGAACAACCGCTTTACAAGAGGATTCTTGTTACTCCGCCTCACCTCGTAAGTGTGCCCGTCCTTCTGCTTTGTTTGTCCTTCGATAACTTCATTCTCAAACATTCCCAACTGCGTACCGAACGCTTTTAACATTACCCCAAACGCTTTAAGCAATTTCGGTTTATCTAACGTTGCTAACGCTTTTTTCTTAAACTCATCAAAACTTATTTCTTTCATGCTGCCAAAAAACTTTGGACTGTCATACTGCTTCAAATATGCAGTCTTCGCTTCTTCGGCAGTGTCAAAACCCAACATACATTTTTGCTCATCAAACTTTCCGGTTAACGGATTATTCTGATCAACAATAAAAACTTTTTCACTCTCTCTGTTATCGCCTATATAACAATCGATCTTCTCACCGTCCGAAACACTTTCCGTCCGCCTTATGTAACCATAAGGGGCGTGCATGAACGTTTCCCACTTTGTCCCATCATCATTCACCCCGCGCCGTATGCTTCCCTTTTTATTTTCTATAGCAATATCAAGCCCTTTAAAATAAATTCTATCCTGAAGCTTAAAAGTCTTTCCCGCCTTTAACTTATCGTCAAGATTTTCAACAATTACTTTACTCTTTGCTATTGTAATTCCAAATATTTTCATTACGCCGCCTCGGTCTTGATGAATAAATTAAATTGATCTTCATTCCCGGCAACTTCTTTTTTCTCTCTATTTATCCAGTAACTAAACCTAGCTTCACCTATGGTTATCCATGCCTCTTCCAACTCACAACCCTCATAATTTGTAAACCCCGCTAAGTATCCTCCTATCACTTCGGAAAAGGTTCCGGCAAAAGGATAAAGTATTTTCTGTTCGTTCGGTGTCTTGAACAGAGATAAAATTCTTTTGTTTAATGCAATTGGCTTTAATGTGGGATGATTATTTTTAACGGTTGAAATTCTATTCATCCCGATGTGAGATTGCAAATATTCAGTCTCGCCGTTTCGCTCTGCCTGTTGCGCTCCTCCGCTTCGTGCCATTAAACTATCTTCCAACTCATTCAGTCCGCCGTTGCGCTCTGCCTTACTTACTTTTGGATAGTAAAAATAAATATCATGCTCTTCTTCATCATATTCACACTTGTGTAAAATTTTACTGCATCCGCCGGTATCTGAAATTCCGTTTGGTAAGTCTGTTTTATCTTGCCCCATTGCACTTAGAAATTGTACCGAACCGTTTTTGCGTACATAGTCCCCTTTCCCTTTTTGCAATTCTCCACTTTGTCTATCCAATACTGCACACGGGCAATTAGGATTAGTATGTATCTGCCCGCTTCCTTTATCATTATAATTACTTGGTGCTTGCGGTTTATCCCCATTAAACATTGATGTTTCTTTGTTCTGATACTCTTTCCCGCTGTAACTATATGGCTGTGCCTCATTTTTTTTAATTACTACTTCATCACAAATGCACTCAATAAAAGTTTGCGCCGGGTAACGGCCGGGAGGATTGTAATTCTTTTGCTCAATCATTGAAAAATCGCCGTTTGGCATATCCCATTTATTCATAAAATCTACGGCTTTTTTATAATCCGGTTTTCCATCCTTCCGTATAATAACTTCACTCCCTAACGCATACGGCGGATCTTGGAATAATATATCAGCGTAGCAATCTGGTTTTTGTTTCAGAAAACATAAACTATCACAACACTGTATTTTGTTTTGTTGACTTTTCATAATCAATTAAAAATCTTTCAAAAGTTATTTCATCCAAATAAGAGGCTCTCTTCCCCTTTTGCTGGTATTTCTCCCTTTGTCTGCAATCCCTAACCAATACGGTTCTATTCATCTTTTCTCTAAAAAACATATACCCGACTTGTCTTACATCTAAAACTGCTAATGCAAATCCATCAAATTCTTTTGGGTCATATTGCCTTTTCCCACCTTTCCCCGCTCTTCTTATACCGAACTGATATACGGGCGTAACGTATCTTTGTTGGAGTATTCTTGGTCTTTGTGTCGCCTTAACTTGTAACTTTATCAACCGACCATTATAATCAACAACTATATCATAATTTATTCCTTGGTCAGTCAAAAAGCACTTAAATCCCTTTGAGATTAAGTCCACCATTACAAGATATTCACCGGCTCTACCAACATTTAATTCATTTGATTGATTTTCTATTCTGCCGTTCATTCCTAATTCCTAATTGACAATTCGTAATTAAAAAAAGTGGTTAGTCACACATTACTACTAACCACTTACAATCGAACTAATGAACTAAACAGTTGGTTTCCAAATGAACTGAAGCTTGCCTGTTAACGGAGTAGTAATTGTTGCAGTAGGATTAACTATTCTAAGAATAAGTTTTGTCCCGGCCGCTATTACAACCTCAGCCGCATCAAGCGTTAAAGTCGCAACATCGCCAACCGCCGCGCCTGCTAAAACAATTGCACCGCTAACGCCAACAATGTCGGTGCCCGCTAACAATTTTACTTCCGGTTCGTTGCTTGTACCGGTATTAACAGCAGTGGTGATGAACTTTGCCTCAAGTATTTCTAACTTGCACGGCGCTACAAAGATGTGCTCGTTTGTAGTTACGCCCGTTGCGCCCGCTGCCAATGCGGCCGAAACGTTTACATAAGGAAGATTCTGCAAAAGGTCTAACGCTTTTACAGTGTCTCCTTGATTCATAAAGTCCTTTGCTAAAACTTGAGCATTGGTTAATAGGGGGAATTGTGCCATGGTCTTTCTCCTTTTAGAGTTTTGTTGTTTGTTATGTTAATTCATATAAATTCTTATATGTTAACTTAAATATTCTTTCTTCCTTTTACAATAAAAAAGTTTCATCCCTCTTCTTTTTCTTCAAAATTATTTTCCTCGTTATCTTTGTGCCCTTCGTTATGGTTGCATCCGTTCCATCAATATCAACACCATAATCTTCTTTAATTATTCTTTTTAATTGTTCGGTTAAGCCTTGTAATGGTGTAAAAACAATATCATTCTCCTGCCCCTCTATTGGTTCTGTATGCGGATTCCCCTCTATGATACTTTTGGGGATCTTATTTGGAAATGCTTTGCAAGTTAACCCTACAGCATTTTTCCCGTGTTCACAACAAGCGCAAATTGGAAGATACATTACTTCTCCTTCTGTTTATTATAAAATTCCATGAGTATTCTCTTAGTTATCTCATTGCCTTGCCCCGCATAATCAATTATAAATGCACAAGCCTCCTCATCCATTTTATTGTTCTCAGCATATTTACAAATTAAGTGTGCATCTTCACTCGCCGTTCCTTCTTTTGAAATTTTATTAATATAATCGGTATCATAATTTATGTGTTGTAAAATATGGGCGAACTCATGCGTTATGATTATTTTTACCGGTGTCAATCCAACTTTGGGTAAAAATCCAAACTCTATTTGTTGTTTTATCCTTACTTCGAAATCTGATTTGTTCCGAAACTTTCCGGCATCAAGATATAATGTTAGCCCCTCATCTTCCATCCTTTTTACAAATGCTATTGGACTTTTCCCCGTGCCGGGGATTGATATAGAAAACGCCTTTATAGTAATCTTTTCTTTAATTTTATCTACACCATACATTTCGCAAAGTTTGTTGAAAGCTGATACAACTTCACTTGCCAACTCTTTATCAATTTCTTTAATGCTCGGGTGAATAAAATTCTCCGTCTCCGTTTGCGGCACTTGCTTTTTGTTTTTCTCTTCACTACTTTTCGTCTGTGCTTCGGCACGTTTATCACTGCCTAAGTCATCCGCTCCGCTTTTGGCGTTCGGCTCTGTCTTAAGCAATTGTGGTTTGCTTTCATTTGTAGCTGATGTTTCCGAGGAAACATCAGCTTTTTTTTCTTCTATCTTCTCATTAATAAAGTCTATAATTTCTTCCGCCGTTGCATCTTCATCAAAATGATATTCGTTAGGTATTTCATTTTCGGATCGACCAAACCGCTTATACGTTGGGTCTTGGTTGGCAATAACAATAGACAAACCTGGTCTGTCCCCATCTCCACCAATACTATAATAGTTCCCCGTATGATTAGCAATTCTTAATCTCATAAATTCTATTGTATCCCCTTCTGTATCAAACTTTATTGGGACGTCAACATATTTCCCGCCGAACTTATTTTGTACATCACTTAATATTTCTTCCGTTGTTTCATTAATTGGCTTTATAGTTCTGCTATCAATAACGTTTCCCCCTCTGTTTTCATCATATTCAACAAAATTCGCCACACTTTTCTTGTCGGGGAATTTTTCTTCAAATTCATCTTGTGATAACGTCTCATATAGTTCTTGGAACTCTTTCAATTTCGCTTTATCAAAAGTTGGTTTATGCTCGTAGAGGTTTACATCCTGTTCTCTGTTTTCAAATCCTTCAACTCTATCACTATCGTCCAATTCTTTTAGTGCTTCCATTTTATCGTATCCCCAGTAATTTATTTCTGGATTTCCGTTTTCATCCGTCCAATTTTGCACTTCGTAAATCGGGAAATTTAATTGTTCAATTACATCTTTAACTTCATCATAAAATAATGGTTCGTCGCTTTTATCAAAATCGGATGGACGCGGCTTCCTTTTTGTTTTCGTAGCTATAACAGCCCTTATCGATGGATCATTTTGCAACCCAAGTTCAACTCGTTTTTTATAAAGAGCAGAGTTTTTTGTTTTTGAATTAATCTCTCCTTTTGACTGTTTATCTTCTAATTCTTTCTTGAATTTATTATAAAGTTCTTGTTTGTTCTCACCCCCTTGTTTTTTGTCATTTGTTGTTTGTGTTTTGCTCTCTACGGCTTGCCATCTCTTCACCGCCGGGTTCTTCTTACTTGGCGCTAAAACATTCTTTGCCATGTCCATAGATTTCATAAAAACTTTTTTACCAAATATAAACATTTTTCTACTAATCGATTTCAACACATGCTGCGAATTATATTCTCTTTCTAAATCCGGGTATTTATCTAGAACTTCTTTGGGAATTTTATGCCCAACCTTAATCGCATCTCGTATTTGTTGTTTATATGCCTCTTCGGTATTTACTCCGTTTTGATATTTGGGTTTAAATATCCTTGCAAATGCCGCTTCCGGAGGAAGCCCGCCTGAAAACATATCCCCTTCCATGCTTAACTTATATTTACGGATAAAATCACTTATTACGTTTTTCTTTTCCTTCTTTCCGTTTTCCTTCGTTACTTCTCTTATCGGGTCTGCTAATAGATCAAATAAAGCCAATTCTTCCTTACTCCCCTTCAACGGTTCAAATGCGTCATTGGCGGCTTGCTTAACAAAATCATCCGGCGATTTAAAATTATCCTTAACCGCTTCATACTTCGCCAACATCTTTACCGCTTCCTGCAAGTGAGGAACAAGATCACCCGCTTTCCCCTTCAGCGCAAAAATATCACCAAGACTTTTAACCGTTCCCGCTCTTGCCGCTTCCGGTATCTTCTCAAAATGCTGGCTGCTCTCTCCCAATACCGATTGCGTAAGTATCTGCTTAACCTTTTCTTTGTGCCCCGCATCCATCTTTCCGCTCTTCGGGTCAATATACAAGTGCGCTTCATTCTCCGGGATAATTTTCTTCTTCAATAACTCACCTACTACATCCGGTCCGATCTCATCCAAATACTGGTTAAGCGATTCATGGTTACCCTTGGTAAACATATCGGCTAAATTATTTATCGTTGCGTCATCAATCCTCGTTGCCTTTCCCTTTGCTGCTTCCCGTTCCTCTGTAGCAAGCATTTGAGAAGTATTGCTTATCGCTCCTAATCGTTGCGCTTCCTTTTTATCAACATTCGTTCGCCTTACCAATACCGGCTGTTTCATCTTCTCAACATCATCGCGGCTAAAACCATACTTTTCAGCGTTCTTTAAAAGATCACTTCGGTATTTCTCACTTTTATTATTTAATGCGATAGATAAATTATTCTCTGCAAAATCTCCATTCGCATATTCACTAACAAATTTTGATTCATCTGCACTTAATTTTCCCTCTTTAACAAGAACATCACTTCTACCCCCTCCAAGATTATTTTTGGCATATTTTATAGCGGATTCTTGCGTATCTTCTCTATGCGGCATTATCCGCTTCATCAAATCGAAAATTTTCTTATCCGCATCTTTTGCACTTAAATTTTGTTTTTTCTCACTTCCGTTTTTATTCCCCATTTGTCCATAATGAAGTTGCACCCCCAATGCTCGCCCGTTCCCCGCAATTACGTTATAATCTTCGTCAACAATAGGTGCGCCGTCCTGGGCGGTCTTACTGTCGCTTAAAAAGTCAAAATTCGGATTCGTTGCTATCTTATTTATTTGTGCTATACTTTGCGGGGTGCTGCGGTCTCTATTCTGCGCGTCTGATATTGTGTAATCTTTGTTCGGCGTTCCATCCGTTTTATGCGATGCAATTATTTCATCAGCTTCAACTATCTCATAACTTCCGCTCGTTACATCCTTATCATCGTTACCAAAATAAATCTTCACCGGGTCTAAATTACTTATAATTCCCTTACTCTCTTTTGTCGGCTCAAACAAACCTTTCCCGTTAATCGTTTTCAACTCATCAAACGTTATACTTTTTTCATCTCCCCCTTCATGGTAGAAAACTTTATCTTTTGAAATATCCGTAATAGGTAAACGCTTTTCTCCCAACTGTAATTTCTTAACAGGTCCATCAATTGAAGTCTGCCAGCTCATCTTTTCCGGTTTAAACTCACTCTTTATCCTAAACGTTCTTCCTCCCGCTTCAATTTCTTTGCTCGCGTGAAATCTATTTGCCCCAATTTCAAAACCCCGCTCCTTATGCAACTTTTCAAAATCGGCAAAATCTTTTGTCCCTAAAACTTCCTTATTCTTTTTATCCCTTTCAGATTGCAATTCGGTTAATCGTTTCTTCTCCTCTTCGCTTTGCAAAGGCTCATCTTTTCTTCGCGTCCATCTGCTCGGTCTGCTTCCTCCCCGCTTCTCAAATCTTGCCCGTTCCTCTTCCGTATATTCCGGCTTAAAACTAAATGTTCGCGCCGGTTCTCTTACCGTTTCAATTCCATTCACCCCTCCCGATCTTTCAACTATAACATTCTTTCTCTCTTCGTCTCTTTGTTGTTTCAAATCATTATTATAATCTTTGTGAGAAAGGAACAATCCCCGTTCCTTGGTTTCTGCGTCTTCCAAACTGTACCCGTCATCCGTAATATCCCTAATTTTGTACTTCTTCCCCATAAAGTTCATAGTATAATCTTCTTTTCCGTCAACCATAAAACTAATATTCTGATCCTCCGGGTTGTAATTCCATCTTACCGTTCTAAGTCCGTTTTCTGTTTCAACGCGCTTTACCATTTCAAGATCGTTCTTTCGTCCAAATCCCGTTTTCTGTGCCGCGCTAACAAAATCTTTATACCCCGGCTGCTCTTCATAACTGATATTGTAATTATCCGCTCCTCCTTGACCTACTCTTCGCTCTGCTTCACCCTGGTAAACATCGCTATACTTGTTTAATCTGCCCTCTCCTCCGCCTTTGGCGGATTGCGGTTCGTATTTCTCCAACTGCTTTTCAAGATTGATCACCTTCAGCTTATTATCTGCCGTGTTTATTAATGCCGCTTTGCCCGTTATCCTCAATATCTTTGCATCATTCCCCTCATACTGTATCGTGTCTCCTTCCTTCATCAGTTGATGCTGCTTAACCTTTTCAACATGCTCTTTCTTGTTGATCACTTTCATTTCCCCGCCAAAATTTACCGCAAGCATATTTGTTGTGGTTTCCGTTATCCGGCCAAGTTTATTATCTTGTCTAACTACATCACCTACCTTAAAATCTTCTAACTGATAATCCGCGCTGCCTTTCGCGCTTTCTCCTTCAACAGATTTTCCGGCTTCATCTCTCCATTCCTTTTTACCGGAAGGAAGTTCATACAGATAAATATATCCGTCTCCATTCTTCGCCGGTTTACGTTCAAGATATTTGTGGTTTGGCTTCATTCCTCCCTTTGCGTTCCATGCCGTTCCACCTCCTGCTGACTGCCCACTGCTGACTGCCGACTGATTAATATTAAACACTTTCGGAGTTTTAAAAGCTACCGCAACTCCCTTAAACAAAAGTCTTTTTGAAATTGTTAAATTCGTTTCTGTAATTCCTTTTAACATCAACGTATTATTGAAAATCCCTTTTCCTTCAACCTTCGCCTCAACCTCTTTTCCGTTTATCGTTTTAATAAAGGTAACTATCTTTCCCTTTCTCAATACTCTGTCCGGATCAGTTAATACATCCCTAATAATTTCTCTCTCACTCTTCACCAATACTTTCCCGGCAATCGTTTCAAACTTCCCCGATACTTTCATCTCTTCTTTATCTTCCGGCACCGCTTCGTGTTGGTCCAAACTCTTTAACAAAACATTATTTAGCTCTTCCCTTTTTAACCTTTTAAGCTCACTCCCCTTTTTAAGAATTACAAAATTCTTCGAATAATCCACAACCTTTCCAAAATTTGTGTTCATTCCCTTTTTTACACAATTTACCGGTTTACTATTCAGTAAATGCCCTGCATCATCGCGCGTAACAATGCAGTTACACTCAATAGACTTAGTAACAAATCCCCCCTCATAATCCGGTAATTTATATAAAAACATTCTTCTATTTCCTAATTCTTTGTAATATTTTGGATTTTTTGCGCTAACTCATGCTGCCCTATCAACACTAAGATAATCGATACAATAACTCCCGCTAAAATTATTATCGGCAATAATTTTGAACTCCACCAATTCAACTTGCCTATCCCGCTCTTAAACCCGCTATCCATATGGTCTGTAAGCTCTTCCCTAATTTTTTTTATTTCCGCCTTAAAACTTTCTTCCATCGCTTTTGTTTTCTTCACTCCATTGTCATAAAGTACCTGAAATAAATCCTTCCTCTTCCATCCTACCTCTTTGCCGTCACTCCCGCCGTTTACAATGTAAATAAGATCAAATGAATCAAGTTTTTTCATAATCATATTGTGACTGTTCCTAATCTCTTCCTTAAACTCGTTGTAATCCGCTTTAAAGAATTCATTGTTAAATTCTTTTGTAAGTTCGTCTTTTCCATCCGCCATTGCTTTGTTCCTTTCATAAAAACAATAAAATAATAAGTGAAGTGATTAGTAAACCGATCTTTAAAACCGGATGAGCAAAAACATCAAATGCGCTCGCGCTCTGTCCGCTTATAAAAAAGATATTCTTATTTCGCGCAATGTTTATCGACCCGTCATAAGCTATCCAAAAAACTGAGGCTATTAAGAAAACCACCTTAACAGCCTCGCCTATGCCAATCAAATAGAACGATAGGCAAAAACCAAACACTATTGCAAATATCCTCTCAAACAGTTGGAACCAATGCCAGAGCTTACTCAAAAACTTATCCCGCAAAATATCCGTTACCACGTAACGTTCTGCATATTCAAAACTTTCTGCCAAAGAAGCAAACAACACAAACAACAAACCTGTTATAATTGCCGGTATCATTTCTTTTTTCCCTTTCCCTTAATCGTTTGCGTCCCGTTCTTTACCTTTTTAACAATCCTCTTTCTCGGTTCATGCTTCTCAATTACAACCGGCTTAACTTCTTTACCGATATTCGGAAACAACCCCTTAAAAAACACTTTTATTTTATTCATTAATTTGTTCATAACGTTTTCCTTTCCACTTGCTACTTTTAACTAATGTTCTCTTCATGCCATTTTTCCCAAGCATCTTCATCCTCAACCCTCAGCCTTATTTGGTTGTTGCTATCAACCCATTGAAACTTAGGATTAAAATGCACCCATCTGCATCTGCAATTTGGATGATCTGGAATCGCTGGCATTGAAAATTCATGATGTTCTTTATCGCGCAAATTATCTTCTTTGTTCCCTCTGTGCTTATCAATACGTTTTCGATTGCTCGTACTCCGACCAAAATTATTCTTCCCCGCCCAAACTTCCGTTTCCCAAACATGCGCCCATTTCTCATATTCATCCCCTTTCATGTTGCTGTAATCCGGCGGCGCGTTCTTCCTTACTTTGTACACCTGCCCGTTGATCACTTCCGTACAATGTCCGCAAGCGTCCGGCATGCTCATTCCAACAACGTAATCACCTTCCGGTATCATCGATAAATAACCATTTGCAAAAATCGAATTCGCTTCGGTTATACATACTCTTTTCCAATTCCGGTTTAACTCCCCAACATCATCCTTGCTCAGCTCACGGAGTTTTGTAATTAAGTCCTTTGCATCTCCATTTCTCTTAACATTTTCAACAAGCACCTCACGTACCGTCTGGATGGTGCTTTGCGTTGTGTTCGTCATCAGCACGGCGCTTTCCTCTACCGCCTGCTGTAATGCCATTGCCTCCTCAATACTAAGTCCGTACTGCTTTGCCGCATCAGTTACATATTTTGGTAAGCTGCTTAAATTTCCAAGTTTAAAAATTTGTCCGGTTAAATCAGTATGCGCTAAATATCTCCCCATCACATACGCGCGTAAAAGCCAAACCTTAGCCTCATTTATTCTTGTATTAAAAAAGGTGTTGATAAAAGAATCAACTTGCTGTAACTCCTCGGTTGTAAAAGTTGCCCGTGCGTCAAGGTTATAGTTCTTCTTCAGAAATGATGTTAGCTCTTTATAAAATTCATCGGGTGAAATAACCTCTTCAAAAAGAATTTGCTCAATCATTCCTAATTCTTTTAAATGCAGAATTTTTCCGTCAAGCGGCGAAATTAACATTACTCAACTCCTCCCAAATATCCTTCGGCTTCGCGTAATATCCATTCTACTTCACTTGCATTTATCCCGGTTTTATCCGAAACTTTCTTAACCATTTTAAGATATTTTTCTTCCGATATCGTTTCTCTCTTCACCTCTCGCTCTGCTCCCGTTCCTTCCTCTTTCTTTATCGTTGCAATTATCGGCTGCCCAAACACACAGTTAGAATAATGAAAATTATTCACCGTTCCCTTTGTTTCAATCCCCTCTACTTCTAAAACAGTCTGCCCCCAAATTTTAATTTTTATCATTGCTGCAATTCCTTATCGATCTCGACATTACTTGCACCTTTGTATTTTTCAATCAACGCTTTATCATCATCCGTTAATTCTCCATCTCCGTTCTGTTCTCCTTCTGCGCCCGGTTCTGCTCCCGGTTGTCCTGGCATTCCGCCCATTTGTTGCTGCTGCTCTGCCGTTTGCTTTTGCGCAAAAGATTGCATCTTAAACTGTACTGCCGCTCTTATTATCTCACTATTCACTCCGGGAATGTCAAAAAGATTCGTCTCCTCATCAATCATTAAAGTGTATTTCTCTTTATCCTCTTCAGCCAAAACATCATTAAAACTTTTAAAAGTCTGTAAGTTCAACTTTGTTATTTCTTGCTTTAACTTCTTATCCTCAATCTCAAATCCGGCAAAATCAAGTTCAACCTTCATTTGCGTCAACTGCTGAAAGAGGTTCAATCCGTACTTGTCCGTAACGTTAAGTGAATCCTTTAAGTGAGTAAGAAAAGTCCTTTCACCCATATCCCTATTTTCGTTTACAACGCCGTCCGCACTCTTCTCCCCTATACTTTGCGGTCTTATTGCGTCACTGTGTGCGCCTAAACTTACTTCACGCGGATCTGTTCCACTCAACCGGCAAAAAATGGAAAACAAAAGTGTAATCCAAAGATGGTATTCCATTTCGCGACTGTTCCCGCCTATGCCTACCCACTTACCGTCCCCTTTCTCACTGTTCAAACCCATTATCGGAAATCGGTTCGGTGCGGTTCCGCCCATGTAGGCGCTCATTACCTTTTTCAATTTCTCTAACTGCAACGCTCCAATGCCGCCGCCTGTAAACAACACAAACCCTTTTGGTAATTTGTTGTTCATAAAATTACTTGCGTTCATCTTCAGCGCGTTAATAATGTAAGTTAGAATGGTGATCGATTGTTCAACTATCCCGTAACCCCTTTGTGCAAACCTAAAATCACTCCTGGTAAAAAAGTGAAACTTTCTTACGTTGTAATCCGTTGCCGCTCCTAACCGGCGGTTATTGTAATGCAACACATAATCCGGTTCAACGTTTTCCTCGTCAAGAAAAGCTCGTTTACCCGTTACCATTTCTTCCCAATTCTCCATGTACGGTGTCATAAAATCATCGCCCAACCTCCAATCCGGGTGTATCCTCGTTTTCTTAAGCACCGGTTTATAAATAATAGGGTCTTGTAAGTGTATAGCTATCGGATCGCCCACCCCATCACGCCGTATCTCACAAGTAATGTCATCTAAATCAAACCAATCCTCATAGGCGTTACCGATAAATTTTGCAAAATTTGCACCTCTATCGTTTGCCGGGTAAAAGAAGTTCTTAAAAATCTTGTCTTCCCAAAATCTTAACCTTAGCTTTTCATCCTTTGTCGGTGCGTAATCGGGATCGCTAAAAATTAGTTTTGCGCCTCTTTGTATCCCGTCTGATTTTGGCACTCTTCCGTATTGCGCTAAACCAAGTCTGCGCTGGTTCTTTATCAACCTTCCCGCTTCCGTACTGCCTGCACGTCTTAGTACACGGTAAGGCACATCACTATTTTCCCAATTGATTATCTTCTGCTGTCCGCTGTATTCAAAAGTAAACCCCTCAATCTCTTGTAACACTGAATTCATCTCCTCCGCAAGAGGAAGAACAATTCCTCCCGATTTCCCTTGCTCGCTCAAACGTTTTTGAAGCGGTTCATCCATCAGCATATCGTCTAACAATTCCTCCGTACTTAGTACATGTTCTTCGGCATCTGTGGGATTTTTTGCGCTTTGATCTAAAAATACGTTCATTGGTATGAGTTCCTATATATTAACAATTCGATTTACTTATTTATTTATTCTCCGAAGGGTTGAAAATTCAACTTTCCTTCTCCTTCCCCTTGGCAAGGGGAAGGGTAGGGATGAGGTTGTCTCTCTGTTGAATTTCCTTAATCACAGCCTTTGCCGCTTCAATTCCTTCTTCCTCAAGCCATCCCAAATCAAGTGTTACACCATAGTCGTACCAACCTTTACTACCCCATTTTTGCAGTAAATACCAAGCGCGTTTATAGTGGATAAAGAAATCTTCTTCGTTAATAATATCTCTTGGTGATTTATACTCGTCACGACAATTATTGTTTTCATCTCTCGAACCTTCGAGAAACACCCGTATCAAAAACATTTTCTCATCTTCTCTCATAATTCTTCCTTCTCAGTAATCAATATTTTGTTTTAAAGATTCAATGTACTGTCCATGCACTTGTTCCATCGTTGGAAGCTTTTCTAAAACGAGATATTCATCATAAGTGCATTCTTCAATGTCATCCCAAGTATCGCCGTCTTTATCTGTCCACGCTAAATAATAATATGTACTTTCTTCATCGTGTTCAGTTTCGGGAGGTTCTCCGGGTTCCCAAACGAACTTCCAAAGATTGTATTCGCCGTTGTATCTTGTTAAGAATACGCAAGCGTAATTTGGTTTTTCTTTTTGCCATAACAGATTTTCCATATTGTTCTCCTTTGAGATTTAGTTTTAATATAATTCTTCACTTATCAATGTCGGTTTATCATCATGCAACATTCCGCTAAACAACTGCCCTTCCCGTTTTGCTATTTGGTAAGCTTCCTTACGATTAACAAAAATATCCGTAGAAGTTAAAAACCCCTGAACATGATCAACCGCGTTCCATTTCTCTCCGCTTAACATAAACACGGTAAAATAGCAGTTATGATGCCGTCTTCCTGTAACCACAATCCCGGTCTCAATATTCTTTGGTTGATGTTCATACTTTTTCCCATCCTTAAAATGTATAGCCGCGCAAATAATAAATTCTCTCATTTACTCAAGCCCTAATTCTTTCAAGTTTACAAACGATCCACCCCGCGCAAATTCATCTGCTATCTGTTGCTGCTTCCACCCCGCATAATCCTCTTCACAAAAGCTGCGAAACTCCACCATTTCTTCAATATCAACCTCTATCTTGTACATCTCCAAAAAGAAGCGGATATAATTTCTCTCATGTGGCGGTAATTTGTTTTCTTGCAGATGCTTCTTTATCACAAAGAATTTTGCTACGGTTTCATCCGTTAATTCTTCTTTCCCTTCTTCCAAGACATTTAATTCTTCTCCGTTTACTTTCATTACTTCATCCTTTCAATTGCAAATTATTCCTATTACAATAGGGATAATTTTCATCAGCCATAACTTTGTTGATGTTAAATGATAATTATTACAATATGGGCATCGATAAATTCTTCTGTTAAACTTTTCAGCATCCCGTAAAGCCGACTTGAAATATTTATAAGCCCTTTTCTTCGTACACATCCTCTTTTTTACTCTTCCTTTTCCCATTCCCGCACCAAAATCTTTTCATAACCTTCAGGATGCTTTCCCAAATATTTCTCCGCTTGCTTCTCTGTAAACGTTCTTCCATACCTCGCTTGCGTTGTATGCCCTAACGATGCTACATAAAACCCGTTCCTTGCATCCCGCAACAAATAAATTATTTCTTCTTTTTTTTTCTTTTTCATTGTTCACTTTCATTTTTCTTATTTATTGTTACTATCCCCATTAAACTTTTGGTCTGTGGATCATATTTCAATTCTGTTTCGCCAATAATTTTGTCACCATCAACAGACCTCAATGGAATTTTTCGTCCATCTGCTTTTCTTAATGATTCCTCGGTATACATCCTACCGTTTTTATCAACTTGATTAGCTTCATTACAAACAACATGTGCGTAAATAACTTTTTTCGGGTGTCTATAAACCTTATCCTCAAAGTCATTCAATTTATTACACACATCTACCACTTCATCTGAGTTTAATGCTCTAAAAGTATGGTTTTCCAATACTCCAACAACCCATTGGTCTTTTCCTATTAAAACTGCGTTGTACATTTCATTTTTCACTTTCATTTAAGATGATATAATCATAATCGTATTTATATTTTATCCCCGCTTTCTTGAACATTTGCTCTAAATCAATAGGGCATAAACAATACTCATCCTTCACCTCACTATTCTCATAACCGTTACAAAGAATTAACGGCACGTCCGGGAATTCTTTTTTCAACTCCCCCACCGTTCCGATTACTTCATCCTCCTTATAAACTATTACACACATCTTACTTTCCTTTCAACTTTATACTTTATACTTGCTACTTTCAACTAAAGAGTTTCTTCTTTCCACTTCTTCAGCGCCGATACTTCCCGCGTTAAGCCCTCAATCTTCTTTACCAACTCACCTTCGTTTATGTTCCTTGGCATGGTAGATTTTAAGTAACTCAACTGCGTTATTACCGATTTCTGTATCTCAATTATGTTTTGGTTCAACCGGTGAACAAAACTGTAAATCCTTGTGTAAACCGCTATCTCTCCCCCCATTACCTCCTTAAACAAAGTCGCGCTTATCTGATCCTTTTTTGCCTTGTTCGCTTCCTTGTCTCCGTAATCTCCCTTACTGTAATTCAGCAGATATTCCGCGTCCGCCTCCATCTTCGGCAAACGGGCAAGGTAAGTAACCAACACACTAAGATAAGTGCTCATAGCGTCTCCGTTCTCGTTATCATATCCACTCGCCAAACCCTCAGCTATGTCTATGGCTTCCTCTAAAATCTTTTCCGCGTCTATGCTTTTTAATTTCTCTTTTCCCATTTGTTCATCACTATTTTTCTGATTGTTTCAAAAGTTAAATATTTATATTCCTCGCGCTGTATTTTGTCTATGCGCTCGGAGGATGACATTTTCTCCGTACCGTTTTTCAATTCTTCGTACCGTTTCTTTATTATTACGTCCCTTACCCTTAACGGATTTAACAACCCATCTTTCATCAATAGTTCGTACTGCTCATCCGTTATTATCTCACCCAACGGATTTGTTACTTTGCTCATCACTTTGCTCATCACTTAGCTCCTTTTTTAGTTGATTAATTTGTTTCTTCAGTTTAACCACGTACATTATTAAATTTCTTATCGCTCCCGGTATCTGCTCAATCAGCCAATCACGGTTCGTTTGGTTTTTATTGTGCTCTTCCGGTCTTACCGCTACACCTAATAAATCCGTGCTCTTCATCCCTACCGTACTCGTAAATACATGATGGAATTCGCTTCCGGGTATTTGCTCTCTCACCAAATCCTTAAACTCCTCATCCCGCTGCGGATTCTGTAACGCTACATTCTTTATCCGCAAAAACAATATGTCGCCGTCACTTTTCAATTAGCCTCCTAATATCATCGGCTATTCTGTACTCATAATTCTTTTCCTTCGTAACGTCCACCGTAAACCGTAATAACGTCCACCCTTCCATTGCTGCAAGAGTATATTTCTTACAATCGTTCGCATAACCTTTCCCTCGCGTATGTCTGCCGTTCGTGTACGTGCCTCCCTCATACTCAATTGCAATGTGATGAGCTGGTAATGCTGCATCAAACCGGAAACGGCGGTCTCTCAAAAACTTATATTCCCTTGTTGCTTTAAACCCAAGTGCGCTCAAAGCCGAAACAATTTTCCCTATAACATCTTCCCCTTTCTTTTTCTTAATCATAATCTTATTCTTAATCGTACTCTCTTCACTTGTCACTTGCATCTTTCCACTTGCAACTTTCCTTTCCACTTGCCTCACCGCCGCCTCCGTCCAGCCCGTAAATCTTCCCATTACGCTGCCTCCTCTTCTTGCTGATCGAAAAGGTTTTGCATAAACGGCGCTAATCTTTTCTCCGCAATCTTTATGTAATCTTCGTTTAACTCTATCCCGATAAAATTTCTTCCACCCCTCAATGCAACCAAGCCCGTTGTTCCGGCACCAAAGAAAGGATCAAGCACTATCGCCGGTTTTACTTTCTCTGTTTTACACTTGCAAGTTTTCTTCCATCCGATTGTTTTGGTTTTTCTTAACTGTCCGTGCTCGTGAACGTAATTTATGTACGCTTTTTGCGATTGAATATCGCCCGGATATAGCGCTTCCGCTTCCACTCTGCTCTCATCTCTTTCCACTACTATGGTTTGTTCTCTCATAAATGCGTTAAGCTGCTGCCCGTGAGATTCATCAGCGTACTTTGTGTTATACATCCGTTCCCCTTGCCGGAAGGTTGGCAACCTTCCGGCAGTCGAATTTTCCGTGTCATATTTTGTTGCGCTTTCGGCTCGTTGCACATTTCCGCTATTAGGCTGTACCTCCGGCATATTGCTAAATTTGCTCACTCTCGTTTTATATTGTTTCTCAGCGTTTTCCCCCTCGCTCTGCCTTCGGCTTTCTTTCTCCAATATCCTTTCATAAGGCTTTCCGCACTCCGCACAAACTCCATGCTCACTCGTTCCGGCAAGTATGCAAGGTTCAACCAACTTTTGAGGAAATGTAGCAAAATGCGCCTCTGCAAACGGCGTTGTGGTTACTTCCCAAACCGAACGTTTATTACGCCCCGAAGGATCACCAACTCCTCGTTTTTGCCCGATATTGGTGTTCATGTTGGCTTTGTATAACGGGTCGTCGGAGTTAAGCGTCTTTCCTCCAATTCTGTCTTTCTGCTCAGACATCTTTTTCAAATCGCTTAATCCACTCTCCGGTTCTTCCCTTATCGCTTCAGCATCGTAATAATACTTTTGGCTTTTCGTTAGTAAGAAAAGATACTCATGCGCTTTGGTCGGTCTGTCTGTTACGCTCTCGGGCATCGGATTCTTTTTGCTCCAAATTATATCGCTCCTCAACCACCAGCCGTCTTGCTGTAAAGCTAATGCAACTCTCCACGGTATGCCTATCAAATCTTTTGGTTTTAGGATGGTGTGTTTCTTTGCGGTGTGCCCTTTGGTTGTACCGTAACTGTCGGTTTTGCGTCCAAAGTTTTCAGTTTCCTCTGTGTGCCCGTTTGCGTTCCCGCTTCCCCAATAACTATCGCCAAGGTTAAGCCATGCCGTTCCGTCCTTCCGCAATACTCTTTTTATTTCACGAAAGATTTGTACAACATGTTCTATGTAAAGCTCCGGCGTTGGCTCAAGTCCAAGTTCCCCTTTCCATGCGCCGCACTTAATGCAAAAACCACTCGTGACAATCAGCTCTGTAATATGTCCTTCGGTAAGCTTTTTACTTTTTGAACTCCCCCTATATAAATATCTATCTTGGTCAATCCATTCGTGTTCGGCACAACTAACACCTTTTGCCCAATTCTCTTTTGCTTTTTGCCCGGGTGTATCTCTTAACGTGCTTTTGCTGCTGCATCCTCCTAAATTATGCTTCTTTTCCCCTTCATAAAATTCATGTTCGCCGCATGCAGTGTACCCTTCCGGTTTCCATATCTGCGGCTCTGTCCCGTAATTTCTAACTCCATAATAAGGCGGCGAAGTTATCATGCAGTGTACCCTTCCGGTTTCCATATCTTTCAGCCTTTCGAGTACATTCCCTTGTAATATTATATTTCTCAATACTTGCATCCTTTGGGACAAATAGCTTTGCCGCTTTGCGTATAATTAACAACTGTAAAACACTTAGGACAAAAGCCAAACAAATGGCAAACCTTTGTGTAGTAGTATTTAATTTTATATTTCAGTTTCAAACTTAACATATATTTTATTTTGTGTATTAACATTTATAATTTTCTTCTATACTTTTTATCACTTTATAAATTATTTGCGCTATCTTCGGCACAATAGCGTTACCTAATCCTTTAAGTCTGTCCACCCGATGGGATACCCCATCATCCACTCTACAAAAGCGGGTTGCAACTTCATACCAGGATTCTTCCCAATCGCTGTTAAATCCTTTTGGTTCTGAGATTGATAAAATTTTCCCGCCGTTTCCTCGTTGTCGTGCGGGCGTGGGGTTGTGGGAGTTGGTAGAAGTGCATCCTTGTATTTCGGTCTCTTCGAACTGTGGTATTTCGCTTGCACAAAATCTTCCATTGTTACCATACCGCTTGTTATGGTTGGAATCAATGCTATCGTTGTATTCAGTTCCGACTTCATCGAAAATCTTTTCGTGTCCGGATTCGTGTCCGCACCCTTGTAATCCCTTGCTTGCGGTGTGGGAAGCATCTTTATCGCTAAACTTAACGGCGGCGTTGATACTTTCCCTTCCTTCTGTCTCTTCGTCCAACGTTCCTCGTTTTCGTCCGTCATTTTCCCTGCTCTTGGCGTTGGTAATAAAAATTCCTCTATTACTTTCGCAAGTGTCGGGTTCCCCGCTGCAAAAGTTGTCGCTTGATCCGGTCTTCCCGCCTTCGGAGTTGACAACATCTTTGTCGGAAAACCTTGCATCATCTCTTGCGCTAAACTTCCCGAATCCCCGCTCTTTGGGTTCTTCTTTCCGCTCTTTGGGTTCTTCTTTCCGCTCTTTGCCACCGCATCGAAACTGCTCGGCGTTTTTAACATCATTTTGCCAAAATGGTTTATTTGATTCCTCAATTTGTAGTGTGCGTTCGCTCCCGGTCGTATCTCCATTATCCCCCCTTCCGTTTCCACCGTTGAAGGAGTTTTTAGCATAAGCGATAATCCAAACTCTGTTTCTTTTATGCGGGGCATTAACGGCTGAAGCTGGAATAATAAACGATTGTACCGAGTAACCTTCACCTTCCAATTGTGTACAAATCTCCTCGAAATATTCTCCGTCATGGATACTAAGGATTCCACCAACATTCTCCGCAACAATCCACTTTGGTCTTGTTTCTCTAATAACTCTAAGCATCTGGGGGAATAAGGCTCTGTCATCTTCACTGCCTTTTCTTTTCCCGGCGATGCTGAAAGGCTGGCAAGGGAATCCGCCCGTAAGAATAAATTCAATTGTTCCGTTGTATTTGCCATATCTTCTCTCAATTTCCTTTAAGATAATTTCTTTTGTTAATGTTTTTATGTCGCCGTTTATTAACACTTCGGGAAAGTTTTTTGCTAAAACCTTTTGGCAGTATTTATCAATTTCGCAAAAGAGAAGCGTTTCTATCCCTTCTCTTTCAGCCGCTAAACTAAATCCGCCGATGCCGGAAAACAAATCAATTAAAACAAGCATATTAACTCGCCCATCCATACGCCAACGCAACTATGTCATGCCGTAAGGGGATTTCATACTTCTTCTCAAAATCAGATTTCTTTCTCCACCCTCTTTTTGCATTATCCTTTTTATGCTGCGCTTCATCATTTTCCCTAAAACACTTTTTACAGATAAATCCCTTCCTATCAATTCCCCCTCCGCATTGTTTACAGTTCTTCACCTTCAACAATCGGTGAGCGCACCCGCATTCACAACAGCAATGTGTTACCGCTTTGTTTGGAGAAGTTACCTCGTTATTACACGGCGGATATTCACAAATCCGCTTCTCTCTCATCTTAATTTGTCCGTTAATAATCATAAATCTCCCTTACATACTCTGCTAACTTTATTGTTCGCCGCAAATCAAGATTCATCTTTTCCGCAATCATCTTCAGCATCTTATCCGGTTCAACTTCTTCCCTTAACAAGTCGCTCTTAATATTCATAAATTGCTCCGCAAGTTCCCTTAACTTCGCTTCGCTTAATCCGTCAATTCCATCTGCCATACCTGCTACTCCTTGCGTTTCAAGCGCCATAATATCGTGGTTTAATATTGCTACAACATCCTGCACATCTTTGCTGGAAGAAACCGGATGATCAATTTTATTCCCAAGGTTTAACAACCTTTCCCCTTCGCTTACCCATAAACCGGAAGGAGAAATTTTCTTCATCAATATTTGCAGCTTGTGTGTTTCTTCCGTGTCATCGCAAATTGCAAGATTGTTATTCCAAACATTCCACCTTACCATTTCGTAAAGCTTAACTTGCTGTTTGTTGCTAAAATTATAAGTGTTGGCATCCTTCCCCTTCGCCTCAAGCTCCTGCCTAAGCTTTTCATTCTGGAAGTGATCACTGTTTGCCGTTTTTATATTTGGGAATGCTTTTAAAAATATCGAAAGGATATCGCCTATCTTCAAATAATCAACCGGACAACCGGGAGAGGGTTCAATAACTACAAGTACATCTATTACCGGCTTTTTGTTCGTAAGGATAACTTCGGTTTCAGCGTCTAAGAATAATTCCATTCTCTTTACGTCAATCGTTTCGCCGTAACCTACGCCAACAATAAACCTATCCTTCGTTTTACCCGCGTCATAAGCAAGGCATCTTTCACGCTTGTCTCCCACAATATTTATCACTTCAATGCTTGAAACTGTTTTTGTTTGTCCGTTCTCTAATTTTCGATACACTTTAGTTTGCTTGTAATGTATCTTGTTTTTAATCGCCGGATCAACAGCTTCTTTTAGTTTAAAAGAATAAGGCTGGTAAAAATTATCCTTGCTTATCGGCTTTACACAACCGAACCGGCAATTTGCACGTAAGGGATTTGTCCTAAACTCCTTTTCAAACATCGCCTCGGTTCTTGCCGGGTTAAAATCCCAAGTTGTTGCTTTCATTCCGTACATATCGGGATTCTTTAGGGTTCCGCTCTCATCAAGTTCTTGCGATAGCTCAAACCGGTAGTTCGTTAAGTCGAAATCCGTTTCATTCGGATAAGCCCATTCCATTGTTTTCCCAACGTTACCGGGAAAACTTGCCTTTGTATTTCCTAAAAGAAGTTCTAACAATCCCTCTGCCTGTGCATACGTTACTTTTGTTTCAGCGCGTGAAAGTTCGTCTGCATAGCCCCTAAGCATGTGTATGCCTTCCGGCGCTTGCTTGCTGCTGTTAAAAGATAAAAGCCTTATGCTTCCGCCTCCGCTCTTTTTTGTCGGGAAAATAATTTCTTTCTTTTTCAGATCTCCAAACTGCTCTCTAAGGTCCAACCCCGCAAACTTCTCAAACCAATTTTCTCCGGTTTTAGGGTCTTTTGTTAGTTTTAACACGTTCTTAACACTCTCAAAAAAAGCGTGTTTAGCCTGCAGTTCATTAACAACACTAACATTCACCAGATCGAATGTCTTCTCCGGAGGATAGGGCACAAGCGAACCGGTTATCTCTCCAAAGTATTCGTGCGGTTTCTCTAAACAACTTATCCGATAGGTTGCGTAAGCAATATCACCCTCAGCCCAATAGTTTTTCCCTCCCTTCATCCCAACAAGCAAAACGATCTCGTGAAACTTCTTATCCCAAATAGCCGGATCATTCCCCCAAACAGCAAGATAAGCATCTCGCTGAAGTTTGCCCGGTTCTCTGCCTAAGAATTCTCTTAGGAAAGAAATCACGTCTGCAACATCGCCAACATCGCGCCGGTATATTGCGTTCTTACTCGTTTGTATCGATAATGTGTACTTCCGTTGGTTGTCCTGATTCCTCCACCTTCTCTTCGTTCTTGGCGAATAACTCTCTAACCACGGGGTTAATTTCGATTGCTCTTGTTCTAAGTCTAACATAACTATCGTCTGATAATACTTCCATTGCTAAAAACAGTGTGTCTAAAACTTCCTTTACTTGGGTCAACCCCTTAGCTACAATCTCTAACTCAACAAATGCCTTAAACTGATTTCTTAACTCCGCAATTGCCTTTATCCTAAGCGAATCTCTTGCATAAAAGTTTCCGGCTTCGGCTATTGCAAGTCCAATACGTTTATTGAGTGCATCCTTTTCTTTTTGCAACTCAATCATTCCGGCTTCTGTACTTACCTCCGTACTTGCATCCAAGAATTGGTCAACCTTTTTATTCAACTCTTGCAGCTCACTTACAACATTTTCGCTTTTCTCTTTCTGCTCACCCTGTATCCCCTCAAGATTAACAATGCTGTACCTCATCCCCGCCAAAATATCGATTACGTTGTTTACAATTATTTCACTCTTGTTCGTTATGGCAATAGCGTTGGCGGTAATGCTAAGTTTGTTTTTGTGCGCTTGCTTCATTGGTCTGGACCTGCGCGTCTTTTTCCCTTTCGCTTCGTCAATGTACTCGGCTTTTATCCTTGCAATCTTGGAAGTGCTCTTGAAGCCGTATTTTTCCATTATTTCACGAAAGGGAGTGTGCTTTTTAATAAGCTCAACTATCTCTTGGTCGAATTCTTTTGTCCGCATAGGTATAGACCGTTCTTATCTACTGTTCTTTTTGTTCTGATTTTTCGGACTGTTCTGCAACGTCTGTTCTACCCGCATCATTTAAGGGGAAAATGTTAGTCTGTTCTGGTTTTTCTTCGCTGTTCTGCTCTTCTTGCGGCGCGTTCTCTTTTTGGTAAAAAGGAGCTACTGAGGAAATTATTGATCTGAAACAAATCATATCAATCTCAGCATGATAGAGAATGTCTCTTTGCGGCACATAGCTAATTAACAGCCTGCTTGCATTTGTTCCAATGTGATCAATAATGCTGATATTTTTCTTCCCATTTGTAAGTGTTGTATGCTTCTTCAAAAACACCCGCGCAAAATCAAATACCGGTTTATCTTCCGACTTCTCAAAACCGGGATCAAGCGAAATCTTTTCAAAATTATATTCAAACGTATCTGCTACAGTCCCGTCAACCATTAACAGAAACCGCATAACATTAACGTTATCCCAATTACATTCAAACATGATCTTCTTACATTGTAAAACGTTAATAACAAGCCCCTTGGCTGTAAATATTAACGGCATTGTGGCTTTTCTGCCGATGTGATTAAGTTGTTGCGATAAGTTCCCCATCACTTGTATTATCCCTAGTTGCGCCCCCTCATCCTTTGTTGCCGCAACTCCACCGATGAAATAATTTGTCTCTAACTGACGTTGTTCAATTTGTTCAAGTCGCAATACTAACTCATCAAATCGGCTTAGTAGCATCGAACTCAACGCTGAAGCCCAACTGTTTTGTTTCTCAACAATCTTTTCACGCGCTGAATTGATCGCATTAGTAATCGGTGAAAAAATAAATGCCAAGATTGAAATGAGTAACTTTTTCATAGTACGTTCCTTTGTATTTTGTTGATTGAATTCTGTTATTTTTTTTAAAATGGAAGGTCTTCTTCCGTTCCTGGTTGTAATTCTCCGTGCTCTTCTTCATGTTGGTTTTGTCCGCTGCTTTCGTTTTGCGCCTCACCTTTCCGGTCCACAGGAATAACTTGTTTTGCTATTACTTTAGTATTGTAGTGAGTTACTCCATCTTTCTCATATTTATCTGTTCGCATTTCTCCCGTAACTAAAACCTTTGCCCCTTTTTTTAATCTATCCTTCAAATAGTCTGAAGGATTCCAAAAAGTAATGTTGTGCCAGTCGGTTTCTTTTTTCCACTCTCCGGCTTTATCCTTCCAATTTCTTTCCGTTGCTACGCTAAACGATGTAACGGTGTTTGATCCTGCCGTTCTTGTTTCACAATCCTTCCCCAACGTTCCTAAAAGTGTTACCTGGTTTAATGTAAATGACATGAGTTCTTCTCCTTTGCGTTAAATGATATAATTGCTTATTTGATAATGTACCTTCTTCGCCGTGCCTTCGTTTGTTGTTACCTCAAACTCTAATTTCCCGGTAAAATTTGGGCGGAATCTCCCCGTCATTAGCAAAACTTTTATTATTTTTGATTCGTAAAAATGGCGTTTGTTTACCCCTATGTCTTCGTTGTTTGCCTCAATCCTTTTCAACTCTCCCCGTCTCCATCTCGTTACAATCTTTGTTATTACCTCCCCTTGAGTTTTCCCATTGTCAGTCAATTCTGTAAATATTTTTCCTATTTCTTCAATGTCAAATTTCGGCTTCGTTCTTTTTCGCTTCTCCATCCTTTGTAGCTCCTTGTTAATTTATTGAAAATCCTATATAGCAACTTATTTTAATTAATTTAATTATGCAATAATTATTTTGTAAAAGTTCGCAACATACTCAGCGATGTGCTTCTCCGCTGCCAACATTGCCTCGTTTTCGCTGTTTGCCATAATATCACTTTGTAAACTTTCATCTCCTTTGTTATTCGGGAGCTTTACAACATATTTTATTTTTTCAAGATGAACGGCTTTTATAATAATCGCTATCGTCATATCGTTTATTCTGCCTATCCTCATCCATCTTCCAAACTTATCATCAGCTTCGGTTGTGCTGTAACGTTTCTCCCAAACAATACCGGCAATGTTGTTCTGCCGTTTACCGAGTTGGTAGGCTTGGGTTAATTGTTCGTCAAATTGCTTTTGGTCGTTTTCAATAATATCGTTTATAGCTTTACTATAATGAATTTTACACCACGTTGTCACGTAATCTTTAAACCATTCTTTATTGGCTTTAAATTTTGGTTCCGTAGATGTAAAAACCTTTACCAAATTATCCTCATAATATTTAATAACACTCAACAAATCAGCGGTGGTGGCATTGTGCATCGTTGCAATTTCAAGCTCGTTTGTCTCTGTGTTAAATACTCGTATTCCGTAATCATGGAACATTCCCTGCATTTCCCCAACTGTCAGAGGTGTTTTTCCCGCTTCCTCTTTCACTTGCTTCCGGTTAAATACTTTTTCTAAGTTCATACCTTTTTCTCCGTTATGCTTTTTGAATTAATTATATCCTTCAAAATTGAACTGAAATTTTCCTCTCCCGGCGGTCCTTTGCCGTCACTCTGCAACATCTTTTCCGCCTCAGCTTTTTCTTTTCCCTTATCCAACTCTGCCAATTCTTCACGGTAAATGATTATCGCATCCTTAATTTTCCCCTCAATTCGTGAGAAAATATAAGCAAAGTTTTTCTTCTCCGACGGATTCCCTTTGTATTCTCCAAATACAACTAATGCTATTTTATAACACCGGTCTCGTGGAAGAACACTCTGAAAAATTATGTTAAATAGCCTCGTTCTAATCGATTTTGTTATTTCCAATTCCCAACAGTAATGTCCTATTATGTCACTTAATGCGGCTTGTAAAAAGTAAGGATCGTCAAAATTTGAAAACGTAAAAAAGTAAGGAGTTTCTTCCGTTTTTGTTTTCTCTTCTTTACTTTTGTTTTCTATAGTTTTCTTTACTTTACTTTGTGTACTAAACTCTGGTGTAATTCCCGTGTTAATGGTGGTTCCCTCCGGTATTACTCCGGTGGTAATTGGGGTTTCCTCTGGAAATAACTCAAATGTTGTAACTTTCGGTGTTTCCTCTTCGTCAATCAAATTATATTCATGACTAATAACACTATGTTTCCGCTTTGCATCGGCACAAATTTTAAGATACCTTTTTTGTATTCCTCTCCCGGTTAAAACCTTGTACTTGTCAAATAACTCTTTACTAAAAAAATCTCTTTTCAATAATTCTGTTATAACCCCGTCAACAATTTCACTCAAATTATCACATCCCGGCGCTCTCAATTTACTTACAAACAAAACCTTAACATCTTCGTCCCATTTCGTTAAATATCCGTTTCGGTAAATACGTTCGAGCAATCTTGCTGTAATTGCCTCCCCGATCAATCCGTACTTAGCTGGGATAAATTCAGTTTTCTCATCTTCATAAAAGTCAACGTTATATGGGAAATAACTTATCCCTACTTTTGTCGGACGCGCCATAATAAAGCCTTTGTTAATTTAATTTTACTTGATAATGGACCAACACCGCGCCCCCATCATTCCAAAGAAACGAACCGCGTCCTAAACCTGTGTACAGTTCAAGTTTCCGTTCGCCGTTCTGTATTTCGATGCCGTATTTAATCTTACTTGAGGTCAAGTGATCAACCGCCTGCGTAAATGTCAACTTTTTTTCAACAATTACATTCGCCGAATGGAAAAGAATATCTCTCTTTTTCCTTCTTTCTTCCAAAAGCCCAATAATCCATGCAATCATATTTTTCCTCTTTGGTTTAATTAGTTTAACACTCATTGCATTCATCGCCGCCACAAATCCAATTGGCTTCATCTCTTCCATTTTTATTTCCATTTTAAGCGCCTTCCTTAAATTTTAGTGATGAAATAAATTCAAACATCATTTCCATTTCCGGGTTTCGCCAAGCTGCGTTCAAATATGTTAGCTGCATTGGTTCTTCATCTGCATAATGATGTTTATTCTCTTTAATATGCCGCAAACATGCTTTCTCCGTAAAAAAACAATTATCGTAACTAACTATTTCCTGGTATTCAATTTCTTCATATTCAATTTTGTCCTCCTCTTCCTCATCTTGATCTTGATCTTGATCTTCAAAATCTTGGTCTTCTTCTTCAAACTTCTCTTTCCAAACCGGTCCTCCATCTCGATATTTCAATTCTTCTTCTTCAGCATTAAGTTGTAGGCTAAGTTGATTTTTGTCGCTTTTCTCTTTTTCTGTTTCCTTTTCTGGTTCTTCCGGTTTTTCATCGTAAATCTCATCACTGTTTGGATCAATGTAGGCAATCCCGTCACCTTGCTGCAAATCTTTTCCGTAAACTCTATCAGTCCTTTTCACCTGGAAGAAATAAGGTTTTGCGGTCGTCCTATTATCCTGTGTGTTAATTTCATTCTGCAAGTTCTTTAAGAACTCATACTGCTTTTCCGTAACCTCAATTAACGGCATACTATTTCTCCTTTGAATTTGTTTTAATTTTCAACTTCATTTCAGCTATACGCTCATCTGAAGTATCTTTGTTGAATAAAAGATAATCACTTAAAATATTAGCTAACGTTTCGTTTATTAACTCCTTATTTCTCTCCAAATGTTTTCTAAATTTTTTTGATAATTCTTTATTTACTTTGCCCCCATCTTTTATTATTTCAAAACCATAATTTTTATAATTTGTAACGATTTCCCTCATATCGACAAAACTCTCTTGTCGCCAATACACCTTCCACCGGTTCCGGTAATTGCCGGTTCCTTCGCATTCGCTTTCACCCGGTTTCTCTATCTTTGCTATCACCGCTTGCGCAATTAACTTTTTGTTGTAATAAAAGAAAATTGTGTCTCCAACTTTCGCCTTAACCGGCCAAATAAAAGCCCAAAACTCCCAACTATCTTCCGGCGGCTCTTCCCAAAAATGCCCTATTACTGCATCTGAAACGTTAATTTTCATTCTTTACCTCTTTTGGAAATTCATTGTGTTCTACTCCGTCTAATAATCGCCCGGCTTTTTTCTTACCATACCATACATAATTATCAAAACTATATCCGTTAGGGATTGTTAATTGTTTATATTTTTTAGATGTTTTTTTATTAAATAATTCCAAAAATATTTTCGGTTCTAATAAATCTTCATGTATCCATTCTCCCCACTGCTTAAAAAAGAAAGGCACGTTTGCTGCTTTACATTGATCTCTTAAACTGCGTACCCAATCCGGATGCATGGGTCGCGCGTTTGGTCCGCTCTCACCTCCGCAAATAACCCAATCAATTCCGTGTAGCCAAAGTTTCCTTATTGGAGAATTATTCCCATCCTGGTATGCACCCCATTCATAGTTAAGATCAATTGCTCCCAACATCGGTTCTACGCTTAAAAACCTAACTGCCGCCGGTGTTTGTAACAATAAAGGAATCCTTTCCTTTGCCGTTTGTTGATTTTCTACAGAAACGCCAAGCCAAAGGTTTTTCAATAATGGAATTCTTGGTCTGACAAACCAATTCATTCTATCCGCTCTTTTTGTTAATATTTGGAAAATATGTTGTGGGCATTGCAACATTATCTCAAATACTTGTTGTACAAAATCAAACGACACACTTTCGTGAAACAGATCACTCATAGAATTAACAAAAATCTTTGCTGGTTTCTTCCAATGCAAAGGCTGTGTTAATCTCTCTTCGTGGCATTGTACATCGGTAAATTTCCTTTCTCCCCAAAACCTTTTCGCAATGGTTTCAGCATAACAATTTTTGCACCCTTGCGAAACCTTCGCGCATCCCGTAACCGGGTTCCAAACTTTGTCAGTCCATTGTATTTTTGTGTCTGCCATACTGCTCCTTTATTTACTTTCTGCTAATATTTCTAAATGGTTATACTTCCACTGGGGAACGAAACGGTTTTCCTTCAAATCCTCCTTTACCGATGCTATCAACTGCTTTTCCCATTCTGTTAAACCCTTCTTTATTTCGGCTTTCTTCAAATTGTCTTCGATAAATTTCTTCCGTAAATCCATTTTGTCACCACTTTAGTTAATTCTTTTAAATTCTATTTTCCAAACCCAAGGATTCTTCTCCCAAGATTCTTTTCCGTTAATCTTTATCCACAACTCTTCATAACTGCTAAATGCGCTTAAGCAATATTGCTTGCTTTTGGTGTTACTGTAATCCAGATATTTCCCGTCTATTCCTTCAATCCCTTCCGCTTTTGCATCTTCTTCGCTAATGTTATCTAATCTCTCAACTCGTATATTAACTATTTCAAGCTGTATCCGTGAAGCATTTCGAGGCATAAAAATAGACGGTTTCCATTTTGCTTTTGCACCAACCGGCACAAACAAATCATCAGCCTTGTAATAAATTTTACCGAAAAAATCTTTCCCGAAAGTTTCCCTTACCCAAAGCTGATCACCGGCTTTGCCGTAAGGACAAAAGACGGATTTACTTTCTCCTTCCCAAGTATCGTATTGAAAAGGTTTCCATTCTTCTTTGTAAATTTGATCCCAATCCAACACCGGTGAATTTTTCATAAACGTTATTCCATTCTCATCCGGCTGCGGTTTAACAATTCTTCGCGTCTGCGTTTTTCTCCCTTCTAAAATCGCTTTCACCATTTCGCCGCTAAATAATATTGGATGTTCTTTCATTTAGTTTCCTTTGCGAATTCTGGGTAAACTATCCCCTTTTTTAAGATATAAGACTTTCTATGTAATACTATTTTTGTTCCACAATCCATGCATTCCCATATTTTACTTTTTCTTTGTCCATAAAAAGTACACGTTCCTAGCAAAACAAATCTTAGATTACTGTGTCCACAAAAAGACTTTTTCATTTCTTATCCCCTTCTGAATAATCTTTTGGTACATATACTGCTACTGTTTTATTGTTGTTGACTTCGTGCAAAAGTTTTACTTCACCATTAAACGATGCGTTAGCAAATATCATTGTATTTTTAAGTCGCTCGTTGTAATTCGTGCTCTTTTTTATTCCAATTTTATTCCTAATTCTCAACTTTCTAATTCCTAATTATCTCAAAATATCCATCATACAGCTCAATTCGTTGGTTAATTTGTTCTATCAACTCCGGGCGGTGAGTTATAACTATCGTATTGTAAACCCCGCTTCGTTTATGCGCTTCTTCAATCACCTTAAAATAACGTTGTGCATTTTTTAAACTCAATGGTCCATCGCTCTCATCCAAATAGCCTGTATCGGCTTTTATTGCTCCCTGTGTCCTCTTAAAATGAGCAATTGCAAGTTGTAGTGCCGTTTCAACTTCAACTTTCTCCCCGCCGCTTTTGTACATGATGTTACAAATTCCATCTTCATCCAAAACTTTTATTTTGAAAACTTCTATCTGCTTTTTCTTATCCTTGGTAAAAGTTGTGGTTTCAAAAACTATTCGAAATTTGTTTTCGTAGTGGCTCAAAGATTCATTTGTTAACCTCGATATTTCAGAACCGGAGATTTCCAACTTAAGAACCGGAATTCCAGTCTTTGACATACTTTCTCTTATAATCCCCCATTGCTTTATTTCCTCCTCAATAAACAATCTTTCCCCATTCTTGCTGTTTATCTGATCTTCCAAAAACTGCTTTCTCACCAATTTTTCATTAAGTTCAACAACCTCTATTTGGAGATCGTTTATTTTTTTATCCGATTCTTTAAGTAAAATTTCCGCTTCTTCAAGTTCTTCCCTTTTTGCCCGTAAAGTTAGTTCGCAATGTATCTTCGCCGGTTTTAGCGTCTCATCAAGTTTTAATTTGTTTGCAGCTAAATCTTTATTCAAATTTTCTTTCTTCTCATCATACTTAGCCGTTGCGCTATTTCTCTTCTCCAAAAAGAAATTTAAGATCGTACCCTTTTCTTTTTCCAATAACTGTTTATAGGTAAGTATTTGATTTTCAACATCTTGTAAGTTATTTGTTAGCCTTTCTTGTATGTTAACAACTCTTTCTTGCAAATGCTTAATATTGTTGCGTTTATCTTCACTTGTCTGATTAATGTTCTTAATTTCACTTTCCCATAACTCGGCGTTCTTTTCTGCTTCAGCAAGTTCTTTATCAAGCGCTTCCCAATTGGTTTTTGCAAGTTCGGCTAACTTTCCCGCAACTTCCTTTATTTTCACACGCAATACGTTCACGTCTTCATTTATCAATGCTATTTGATCGGTAAAATTCTCTTTGATCTCTTTCTCTTTGGCTTTTATTTCCTCATCAGCCTCATCCAAAAACTTTTCAGTGTTTTCAATTTCCCAAAATATTGCATCGCGCTCTTCTTCCTTACCGACTATTTTAGCATCATAATCATTCTCAACATCTTTCAGCGTATCCTTGCTTTCCATCGCTCTTGTAAGGAACATACAACCCCGTCCTACAACTTCGCTGCATGGCACTTTATCAATTGTTGAGATTTCTTCCTTTAACCGGTCTAATCCGGTTTTTTTTAATTCCTCTAAAGATGCAATTAACTCATTTACCGTAGTAAGTTGATGATCTTTCTGAGATTTGACTTTATCCGTATTTGCGTAACTTTCGCGCAAAACTTGTAAAAGTTTTTCTTCCCCTTCTTTCCTCTCTTGCAATTTTCCTATTTCTAAAAGATGTTCTTTCTCTTTTGCAAGCAATTCTGCGGCTTCTTCGCTCCGTTTTTTCTTTTCGTCAAGATTTAACGCTATCGTTCCCCGGTTCCCGAGTATCGTCTTACTCCGGGTTATCTTCGTCTCAAAATATATTTTTTGAATTTCATTATTTTTAATTTCTTCTTCATAATCAAAATTCTGCTGAGTGATTCCCGTTTTCTCTTTCTCTGCTTCTTCATTAAGATAGTTCTTCTTTGTGTCAAGTTCCTTAATGTGTTTATCAAATTCATTCGAAGTGTTGAATGTGTTTATCTCCGCCATTTTCTGCCCTTCAATTTCCTGAAGTTCAAGTTCTTTTTTCTCGTCAAGGAATTCAACATCTTCCACAAGTTCGTTTATCTTTACAGTAATTTCTTCTTGCTGTTCAATTTTAAGATTAAGTTCTGCTATGCGAATATTGCAGTTCTCTATTTCTTCCCTAACCAACTTTATTTTCGCTTCGGTATCTTTTTTAGATGAAGTTGTTTCTTCCCGCTCATAAATCTTCTTTTCGATATCCTCTTTTGAAGTATTGCACTCTGTTTTTTCTTCAGTAAGGGTTTTTAGTTCACGTTCCAAAACTTCTAATTTATTTTGCTCTTTTTGAAGATACTTTTTTGAAAGTTCTTCGCGTGGACTGTATTCGTTAATACCAAGGATCTCATAAAATAATTTGCGGAGGTCTCCTTCTTGTAAAGAAAATATTCCCTTGCTTGCCTGCGCTGCAAAAACAGAAGTAAAAAATAATTTTTGTGAACCGAAAAGTTTAGTCACTTCTCTATCATAACTTCCTTTCAGTCCGTCATTCAAAGCCAAACCGTCTCTGTAAAGATATGCTTCGCTTTTTCCGGTAAGCGCGTCAATCATCAGCTTTGATTCGTAAATGTTTTCGTCAAATGAAAATTTTAGTATGCGGTATGAGTTTTTTAATTCGAAGTGTTCTTCTAACGTTCCTGGTTTGCTGGGGAGTTCTCTGTACGGTTGTGAATTGTCTATGATCGTTGTTTTGCCGTAGCCGTTGTCTCCGGTTATGGCTATTAATCCCGGTCCAAATTGGCTAAAATCAATTTCAATTTCTTCTAACCCTAATTTTTTCCGTATGCCAATGGCACCGCGTAATTTTAATGAAAGTAATCTCATCTTAGAACTCCTTTGAAATAAAAATGAACGGCAGTTTGCACATTAAGAGATTGAGCTTTAATGCGAGGGAAGTCAAACTGCCGTTGGGAAAAATTTTTATTTTGCTCAATCTCTGTCTCAAACTTAAAAAATGTTATTTTATAAAACAATACATACATTAACTTTTTTGCAAATTATTTTGTAGCCATCTTCGCCTCCGCATTAACTCCGGATAAGTTTCAAGCTCAATACTCCTTCCCCCAATTTTTATCCAGTCCTTATGCCCTATTTGCCAATCCACAGTGCCGTTTCCTCTATTCTTGGCATAAACCATAGCTAAATCATTTATCTCTTTCCTAAGCGTCTTTATCTTCTCAAATACCGGTATCTCCGCTTCAGTGGGCTGCTGTACTACGCTCTGTGCTATCTGTGCGGCTTTTGCTTTTGGCAAACCAAACATTGTGGAAATCTTATCCGTAAAATTTGTTTTTATCTCCATCGTGCCGGTTACTTCTGCTGAAATTACTTTGAAATCCTTTTGCTCCTTCTCTCTCGGTTCAATTTCTTTTCCGAACAAATCTTTATCATATTTCTCTTTGGCAGTATTAAGCGCATGATCTCTTTCCTGTTCAATTTCTCTGGCAAATCTTACCAGCTCGTGCCGCTTAGGAATGTACAAATATGCGTCCTGACTTTTAAGATGTGCCAATACTCTTATAAACCTTCCCGTAACCTGTCTGAAGAATAATTCGCTCTCTACATTTGTTGCATAAACCCCAACACGCAAACGAGGGATGTCAACCCCTTCCGAAACCATTTTAACGCTAATCAACCATTTATCTTTTCTTCGCTTGTACTCCTTAATATGTTTGCTCGCATTCTTATCGTCACTCACCGCTATTACCGGAGATTCGCCGATAAGTTCGAATATCATCTTCTTAATTCTCGCCGCATGCTCTTGATCGATCGCCAAGACCAATCCTCCCGCATCCGGGTGACTGCCTCTCCTTATTTCATTTAATTTTTTATCAGCGTCAAGAAAGAATTGCTTCATAAACTCACCGAACGGATCTAATGCGGTTCTTAATCTTTCACTTTCTCTTGCCTGATTGATCTGCTCTTCAAAATTATGCTTATAAGTCACTCCGTCCGTCTGCCAAGTCATTATTCCATCATAAGCTGGAAAGTATATCGCCCTGCAAACATTATCCTCAACTGCTTGCTGGTAGGAATAAACATAATCCGAAACACTAACATCATTTACATATTTCACAAAAGGGATAGGATTATTATCTCTTCTAAATGGCGTTCCACTTAATGCTAATCTAAAAAAAGCATTCTCAAAAGCCGTTCTTAGTGCATCTCCCCATGTTTTACTTTCCCCCGCATGATGGATTTCATCCAATATTACCAAGGTACTTGTGCTATCAGTAAAATGTTTATGAATATCCGCGTCCATACCAAGTTGCGCATAGGTAAGCACAACTCCGTGGTAGTCGCTTCCTTCTTTTCCAATACGGTTCTCCACCATTGGGTCAAGATCAATTCCGTAAAGATGCGCGTCTTCAGCCCATTGCTTTTTTAAGTGCTCTGTTGGAACCACCGCAACAATTCTTTTTATGTAGTGCATAAAATAGAGTTTGTGTGCAAACCGCAAAGCCGTTCGGGTTTTACCGGATGCCGGCGTTGCTACAAGCAAAGCATCCTGCTCTTTGGCTTTCACTTTTCGTATTACTATTTCGTTGGCGTCCTGCTGCCAATCACGCAGCGGATATTCCCAAGGAATTAATGATCTTGGCATTTAGTTATCTTTTTTACTTTCTGTCCGATTAAGAAAATCTTCAACATCTTCTTTTTGTTCCAATAATTTTTTTGTTAAGAAAAAATCTTCTAAAATATCTCTTGCAACTTTAGATGGATTTTGGTTTAACTCTTTAGCTAAAGATTCAAGAACGTTGTTAAGTTCAGAATCAATTCTAATTTGTAAAGTTTTACCTTTTTCTTGTAATACAGAAGTTTGTATTACGCAATCGTTTTGCCTCTTATGTTTACCGTAATAACGAGTAAATTCCAATCTTTTTCTCCTTGCGGGTTAAGTATTAGTTAGCCAGCATTTTTGCTCAGTTCTCTTTTCTTATCACAACCAAACGGTTTACCCGCAATGGTTGTAATTACTCTACAAGTTGGGCAAGGTCTTGCACTCCAATTGTGCGGGTCTTCGTACAATAAGTCTATTAAAACCTCAATCAATTTTTCATATTGTCCGCAAAAATCATGGCTAACTCGCGGCTCTTGCTGAATTGCTAACTGATTTGCATATTGTTCCATTGCCGTCAACGCATCGTTATATCGCACAGAATCTTTTAGTTCTGCATGGATTCTCCCAACAATGTCACACAATATTTGTTCTTTAGTTTTCATAATATTTCCTTTCTTAATTAGTTTCCGCAATCAGCAAAGCCGCCACTACGTTATAAATCTTTTTGGCTAACCTTTTTAAAGTGTTTCCATTTGGGGTTTTCAGTTAATAAAATTGGGTTTGCATCAATTACATCTTGCAAGTCTGGGTGTCTATTTTTACAATTTCTATACATACAAAACCAGGGGGTTGATCCGCCATAATTCCCAGCATAATACAACCCCTTCCGTTTACACGAAGGGCAAACATATCGTTCAACGCTCCACCCAGTTTCAACACCTTTCATATGCCCGCCAAAAAATTTATAACTCGCAATTCTAAAAGACAAAAACTGTCTTTTATCGTTTCGGGTTTTGCTATTGTTTTAATTTGTTCCATTTAATTTATTCCTTCTTCGTTTTTGCTTTTAAGTTGCCACTACGTTATTTTGATTTTTTGGCTAATATATATTTACTGTAGTTGGTATCACCAGTTTCGATGTTTTCAAGATTCCCAACATTATTCGTTTTCCACTTGCCTTTTTCTAAAAATACTCTGTCAAATCTGCCATGCCATTTGCCTGCTCTTTCTACTTCCGTCCCATCACTATATTTAGTGGGTAGGCAAATACAGCAAAGTTTCATCCCTTTCCTATCTTCAATTCCAGTCCAGTCATAATCGTTTGGTGTCCATTTAGCGGTCATCATTGTACACGCTGTATTCTCCACGCAACCACAATTATCACATTGTATCAAACTCATGTCTAACTCCCGCCAAAAATCAAAATAACTCACAACTCTAAAAGACTGCAAATCTGTTTTTGGCATTTTGTTATTTGATATTTTATTAATTAAGTTCATTCTCTTTTATTCTTGGCAGCTTTTAAGTTGCAACTACGTTATAAATCTTTTTTATCGGGAATTTGTTCCAGCAAGTATGGTGGCATGTGGAATATCTTATCCTCACGCCGTATCAACCTAGTTAAATTGCTACCATCATCATAAACGCACCTTGCTACACCACGACTAATCTGTAATATTTTAATCGGTTTTTTATCATTGTCCAGTACGTTGTAAAATCTTTTTTTGAATATAAATTCTAAGAAAATGTTTATGTCAACTTTTCTCATACAACCGCTAAAAAATTTATAACTGCAAAGAGGTATGGTTTAATATGTTTAAGTTTATTGTCCATTAAAGTTGTTCCTAAAGCCGCTGCAAATAAGTTTCCACACTGTTATACTTCATCTTCATCCAATTCATCAAAATCTCCGTCATTATCAAATTCATCAAATATTTCGTCTGTTATATCCAATTGCTCCATTACTGCTTTAATGTTGCGCTTTTGTAAGTGTTTACCATCAATAATCTCTAAACCGATAATATATGCACGTTTAATAGCGTCATCCAGCTCATCCATTTCAACTTCAAAATAAGGTGTCTCGTCTACCAATCCTCCCCAGTGTATTACCTTAACTTCCCATCCATTCGTGCTGTAGTTCATTTCCAGATCGAAATATTCTTGTAAAAATTTTAAATGTCTTACAAATTCTTCCATCTTATTTCTCTTCCTTTTAACTTTCTACTTTCCACTAATTCTACAACTCTTCCGGCACTTCCACCGGCGCAATATTTTGCTCAATCAACTCAATCTTTTCACGATAACTGCGTTTAAGTATTTTTTCATCGCCGTTTGTCTTAAACACTTCACCTCTTCCGGTAATTGTGCAATACTCGGTAAATTCTTCAGCTAAATTTTTTGCCTCCATTATTTTTACGCTGCGGCTTTCCCTCTGCACAGGAACAATGTCAGCCTCAAGAATGGCATCCGCCCCAAACCTTGCCTTTAACTCTTCCTTTTTTGCAGCGGTAATTTGATCTTGCAAATCTTCTTCAATCTTATACTTTATCTTTACCTCAGCATTCTCCGGCACTTCCTGGTTGATCACAAACTCGCCGTTAATAAATTCCGCCGTTACATTTACCATTGGCCGGACTGTCTTAAACTTTATTTTCTCTGATGAAACTTTTACCCCTTCATCTGTCTGATCGAATTTGCTAACGATAAAATATTTCTGTTCCGTCTCCCCAAAATTGCAATTGTAAAGAGAGGAGGTGTAAAACATATCCGGCTCAAACTCCTGCCAATTGTGAATATGACCAAATGCGTAAACATCGGCTTTGGCTTTCCGTAATGATAGAGGGGAAATTATTATATCTTGCCCGGTTAATGGTTGTCCTGTGCTTAATCTGCTTCCTCTTACGTTACCGTGGAAGGTAAAAGCTTTTGGACATTTATATCTATTGTTCGTTATTCCGAACATATCCATTAATCCGTCAAACACTTCTCCAAACTCTTTATTATTATCATCAATGCTCATGTCTCTAACGATCATTCCCTTTGTGGGATAAGGCATAAGGTTTACAATAAATTCCGGTTCTTCTTCATAACCGGTTTCTTCATCACGCAAAATATCAACACCAAGTATATTACTAACGTGATCGTACAGCGCAAGCGAAACCGGGTATTCGTAAGCAAAAATGTTCTCCCTCAATTGATGGAGAAGACTAATACTCCCGGCGTAATCGTGGTTATTGTTACCCTTATTGATGATAATTGCTTTTACATGCTTTGCCAATTCTTTTAGATATTGGAAACCGTACTCAACACCGCTGTTTTCGCCGAAGTTTTGTTTTGTTTCCCAAAAATCTCCGCCATGAACTATGTAATCAACATGATTGTTTTTTACATATTCCACCATTTGGTCAAGCGATTCACACGCTTTCCTTTTTCTTTTCGGGTCTTTATCCAAATGCCAATCAGCGGTAAATAAACCTATAAGTTGATTTTTCATTTTATTCCCTCCGCCTTTGCAATTGCTTCGAGAATTTGTTGCCGGTCATGGCTCCAAAATCCTTCTTTCACTGCATATTTATCATAAACCATTTTTAAAGTTTCAACCAGATTTGACATAAGCTCACTTTTTGATTTGCTTTGTTCCCCTCTTTTTATAACCGCGAATACTTCTTCCGCATATGGTTCGTCTTGGTTGATAGTTAAATATTGTGGGTAGAGTTCCGCCCCTCTTTTCCCCCTATTTAGTGCAACATATCCGCTAAGCTTTTTAATTGCCGATAGGGTTTGCTCATCAACATTTTTTAAATCTTTTATACTAAAGACAATAAATTTCATCTTATAGAATGGGTCTTCAATTATTCTATTTGAACTCATACAAACTCCTTCTTAAAACATTTCCAATTGCTTTTTGTTATACTTTACTTTTTTCGCTCTAACTTTTTTGCCGTTCGCTTTGCCTTCGCAAACCGGACCAATTCCCTTTTCTACGCTTTTAGGATTCTTTAACTCTCTATTGCAAACCGAACATTTCATTCCTAATTCCTAATTGACAATTCCTAATTATGGAAGTTTCCACAGCATCTCAATAAATTCGATCTGCTTCGCTACGGCGTAAGTATCGATGCTCGTTGCTTTGTTTTTCCGTTCAAACCTTTTCTTTGCAATCAAATCATTAATTACTTTCGTTCTCTCTTCTTGCGGTGAATCCTTAAACTGCTCCGCATAAAACTTCGCACGCTCATCTTTATCAACCATTCCGGGAGGGAAAAGTTTTTCGGCAGGGTTTTCAACCTTATTTTCCGCTTCCTTCGGCTTTTCTTCTATCACTTTTGCATCCTCAATCTTTTCCGCTTTTGGCTTTTCCTCAAACATTGGAGCCGGAGTAGTTTGTCTGAATTCATTTTTTGTCTGTTCAATCTGCTGCGGATCTGCATACAGCATACCGGCAAGACCTAACTTTGCTCGAAGGTATTCATTCTCCAGATCAGGATGTTTTGCCAGAATGTCCGCAATATCCTCAATTACACAAGGCACAAGGAACGGTTTATTAAGTTCCGCTTCTGTGTAAGTACCGCGTAACTTCGGCAATGCCTTATTTATCGCTCTGTAAATGGCATTACTTTCGGCTAGCTGCCCCGCTTTTGCCCGGCGTTGGTTTATGCTATTCCAATCAATTTCACCGGCTTTGCGTTTTAATTTTCCCTTAGCATCAAATTTGTCACACTTCGCAGTGAATTTTTGAATATCCTCAGCATAATTGTATTCACCGCTTATTTCTCCTCGTTTTGTCGATCCGTCAATGTTCCGGTACGTCCACTGCACGTAATGTTTTACATTTGCAATCCTTCCGTCTCCATCATAAGTTTTTTCCGGGTTCCTTCCGCAAGAAATTTGAATACCGGCGGCTACTGCTATTTCGTTCAACTTTGTTAATTTAAGCGCGTACCCACCCTCAACCCAATATGCGTCTCTCTCTTTTATTACGCTTATCTTTTCAAAACCAAGTTTCAATTCCGGCTTTACAAAATTCAACATCTCCGGCACCAAGGGTATCATCACTTTTTCCACTTCTCGCAAGAAAACAGAAAGTTGGTTATTGTCCTGAATTACCGGTAAACTTTTATTAACGTCAGACATGTTCTACCTCTGCGGTTATCGGCATACTCAATTCACTCATCATGTATGCCTCGTTGTTTGATTGTGGATGATTTTTCTTCGTCTCTTCCTCTATCTCTTCTAAGCGGATTCCGTAAGATTCTCGATCTTCCTCACTTATATTTTCCCCTTTTAAATAGTTTGAAACTATCTCCCTATCAGCATTAAGTCTGCGGAGCCGTTTTAGCTTTGCCAATGCCTCCGTGCGTAATTTTTGGCACTCCAAGCAAGACGTACATTCCTTTACACCCGTTAATTTTGTGAACTCCTCACTGCCGCAAATCGGCTTATTGCTGCCATCATTTATGTGAACTTTTTCCATTTGTTTGAACTCCTTTGAATTTAAATTTCTCAGCCAATGGCTGATCCGCCCTCTGGCGGATACTTTTTACTTTTTACTTTCTACTTTGAACTTCCCCGCCATCGTTATCCTTTTTACTCTTTCAATCAGATCATCATTTGCTCTCTTTTGTGCTTGATAACCTTCCGTTACTTTTGTTTTGTCTAACAATCCCAAAACTTCAAAAACATTGTACATCGGCCGCTTGCTGCCCGGGTAATAACTCGGCTGAATAAGTTTAGGCACAAACTTTCGTCTAAAAACAGTGCTCTCTTTTAATCCAACAATATGTGCAGCTTCCAACTCGGAGACCGCAACGCGATTTCCGCCTTCCAACACCGTTGGCTTTTTCTTCCGTTTATCTTCCTTAACAACTTCCAACATGTACCAATCCTTTTATATCATTTAGTAACGCTTCAATTAAAAAAGTTGATTTTATTTTATCGGTATAAGCTATCAGATCACCAATGCCCATTTTATTGCCGCTCTTATCGTAAGGATTAAACCAAGCCCTTAGCGCTTGTTCGCTTACGCATAACTTTCTTGCCAATTCTTCCCTAACTTCTTGCGCAGGTAAAAATGGATCGTTCTTTTCTACCCGTTTTTGAAAAGTTAATCCGTCAACCTCATCTTTTAGGTTCTTACAGAATCGCTGCAATACCATTTCAGATTTTGGTGTGTAACGTTCCCGTTTGTTCTCAACAAATATTCTGGTAAAACTATTTACCGGAACCCGTCCATGGGGTCTATCTTCCCTCGCTATTATAGCAAAGGAAATCCCGCGCGGGATTGTGTCGAAGATTGATATTAGATTATTCACCTTGAACTCCTTTGAGATAAATTAAAAAACCCTTGCTTTAGCGTGTGCAAATAATCGAGTTCTTTGGTAAGAAATCCATTCACGTCCAAAACAAGGGTATTTATTTTCATTTGATTAAACTCTGATTATTTGCGTATGTAATCTATAAAAGTTAATTTATAAAAGCAACTATACATTAACATTTTTATTTCCGGTCCTATTATTATCTGTATATTATCGGTAATTTACCAATGTATTTATCTAGCTCTTCCTTGGTAGAACAGTTCATAAACCCGTTGAACAGCTCATCTTTCTTTAATTTTTTATGGATGATCTCCCAGCTTCGGGCTTCGTGAAATTTGTAGCCCAACCCTTCATACCCTTGCGCGTTGGAGATTTTGTACGTTATCGCGATCGGTTCTTTCCCGGCTAAGGCATTGCTGTAAGGAATCGATTTCCCTATCTGCAATATCCCCGCATACTGCAATAGCCGCGTCATCTTGTTTGCTATCGGAGGAAGATTCCTGTTCCCTAACATTCGCATAGTTAAATATTTTTCGTCCGCGCTTCTTGCATGAATAAAGAACACCTTCTCGCTTTGCGCGTTCAAATTGTTTTTTAACTTTTCAATTTCATTCTGCTGTGAGTTTATTGTATCGGCTGTTTTTGCTTTAAACTCCTCTACATCCGCAACTGTCCGCTTCATTAATTCCCCTTGCAAACTGAATGCTAAATCCTTTAGCACGTTCATCGGCAAATTCGCTACATCTAACGCTGGCATTAATGCCATGTTATCACCGTTCATAACTCATCTTCCTCTATTTGAAATTTCTGTCTCATCGCATAACTCCAGTCACTTATAACTTGTAGGATATGCTTTACTTCGTCTTTTACTACTTTACTTGGTGATTCCGGCAAATACATTAACGTTGGTATCTGTAACATCTCATTCCCGATAAACCCCTTTGTTTTATCAATCCAACTGAAAATTTTTCCCATCTCCTTATACTCTTGCACGGCTTTGCTCTGGCGCTCTTTCAGTTTTTCAACTTCTTTGTGGAGGGATTCAAGTTCATCTTTCTTTTCTTTTACTTCCCTTAACCCTTTAAGCTCTGTCTCAGCTTTTGTTAATTCGCCCTTTAACTTCCGCAATTCCTCTTGCTTTTGTTCAAGCGCTTTTGTGGCTTCTTTGTCATCCTTTTTCTTCATCAAATTTTGGATTGTTATGTCCTTACTCGATAGCTGTTCTTCTTTTTCCGCTAAACTTTCTTGCAGCTTTTTATAAGCGCCGTTTATGCTCAGTTGGTTTTCATCAAGCGCTTTTATCAACTCCGGATCAGCGTTCTCAATCACTTTTTTTGCTTTGCGATATGTTTCTTTACCACCTAAACCAATAGCAGTTGCAACTTTGTCATTCGTTCTTCCTTCTTCGTCTTCTCGATGTACCAATGTTGGCACATCGGGAGAATTCTTCAAATTCGCATCTTTTCTTTCTCTTGCCTTTTCCCGTTCAACCGCTTCAAGCCTTCGCGCTAAATCCATTCTTTCGGTAAATGAGAAGTTCTTCCGGTTTTCGTTCTCGCTAATTTCTATCATCAGCCGGTGTTCGTAATCGCGTACTGTAAGCATCCTTACTTCCACTTGCATATATCCAAGCTGTTTCATTGCCATCATTCTTCTTTCGCCGGCAAGTAAAACCTTCTCCGGCGTAACAACCGGCGGATTGATCAAACCATTTACCAGGATATCCTCAGCTAATTCCGAAATATCCCCAAAATCTTTTCTTATTCTATCCTCGCGGATAATAACATCACCAATATTTACAAGCATGTTTCTCTCTCAGTTTTTAGTTTAGTTCTTAATCATAATCTTATTCTTAATCGTACTCTTTGCGGTTTGGTAATTGCGATGGAACGTGTAAAAATTCTCCGGTCTAACCTTCGCCTCAACCACTCTAACAGCAATTAACGGCTCACCCAATAACATTACAGCCTTTAACCTTCTTTCCCCCGCCAACAGCACGTATTGCCCTTTTCTTGATTCAATTACATGTATAGGGTTGTGTAACCCTTCACTTTTAATATTCTTTGCAAGCGCGGGAATATCTCCGTAATTTTTTCTTACCTTTTCAAGAACCACAATGTTACTTGCTACGATGTGTTGAACGATCTCCATGTGAACTCCTACTACTAATTTGTTATTTGGTTCGCCTTTGGCGAATTGTCGTTTGTTTTTTGGTTCCCCCGGCATCTATTCCTTCTTGCAAACGGCCAGTGTCTAAAACACTTATCCGCATCCGGTTTCCGTTCTATCACGTTTTGTTTGATCTTCTTTGTGCAACCCGGTTCCGTACATTGAACAGTAGAGAAAACTCTAAAATCTTGTTTGCTCATAAAACCTTCTCCCTTAAATAATTTACTCCTTGAATAATTCCAACAACAACAATGATAACGCAAAACAGCATACAGCAAGCAACTGCTATTCTTTCCGAAGTTGTACTTGGTCCTTTTCTGAATCGACAATCTTTAGCTTTGGCACAAACACGGCAGTCATAATGCATGGCAGCTTCATAACTCTCACATGCTTGCTCATCTTCAATCGGCTTATCTACTTCTAATTCGTAATTCCTAATTCCTATTTCTGTTCTCATGCTTTCACCTCATTCAAAAAGTATTCAGACTTCCCCCTCAGAATTCCTTCTTCAAAACTTTCTTTACCAATCTGTTGGTTTGCTTCTCTTAGGGCTTGATTTTCTTTGGTAAGTCTTGCACATTCTTCGCGCTCTACCGTTAAAGATTTTTTGGTTGCTTTCATGCGGTTTTCCGTAACAATAGTTATATAGGTAGCCGCAAAAAGATGAATAATAACTCCTACAACGAATGCATAATAAAGGATGGAAATTAGTTCGGCGTTCATGTTATTTTCCTTTGAATTTATTTTCTAATTCCTAATTTTTAATTCCTAATTAACTGAACCGCTCGAACGTTGCTCGAACAATACCCGAACGATAACATTAGGAATCTTTTATATATTAAGTTACGTTTCATGTAGTTCTTTGAAATTGTTTTGCGTATGAGAGAGCTTCTTCGGGAGAGATTTCGTAAGCCTCAACAAAACTTTTGATCCTTGCCATCAGTTTCATGTTCCGCCCGGCAAAAGCCATGTTGATGTTGTTCTTTGAAACAAAAAGCATATCGGCAAGATAAATCTGAACCCCGTCCTTAACGTTTTGCAATAAATTGTAGGCTCTGGCTTTTATCTCTTCCCGCTCCTGCAAAGAAAATATAGTTTGCGGTTTGCGGTAGTCTTTTTTATTTTGTGTCTGTTCTAAATTCATTTTTAACTCTGTTTAATTGTTGTCTTATAAATTCAAAGGAAACTGTATGTCTGATTTCAAACCTGGAGAAATTGTATATCTCGTTGTGGGTAGCCCGGCGATGGTAGTTAAAGAATTCGCTGATATTGACGGTGACCCAAACGAATGTATTGTGTTATGCCATTGGTTCGAGGGAATTAAATTATTCGAACAAGAATTCGGTGCCGAAGAATTAACTCGTAAAAACCCTAACATTATTCCGCCTCACACGGTTTTTGTTCAACGATAACAAGGTGTAACTGATCTTCATCAAATGGCTCCCGGTGGAATTGGTTTTGTCCATCAAACCAATCACAAGTTACCTGGTTCTCTTTGTTGTATCCTCTTACACACATTTTAGTTCCGTTTGGTGTAGATGTAACAACATCACCGGTTTTGAATTTTCGTTCTTGTGTTTTCATTTGTTCATCCGTGTTATTTTGTTCTTACTGTTAATGGCAGATTAAGTTTTGTAGCATTAAAATGATGTTTCTTAAAAAATGCTTGTAAACCTTTCCGCGGTTGTTTTTGTGTTTGGTCTGCTGTTTTCATTTTGTGCTCCTTTGCTTTGTTTTTTATTTCATTTTAAGTGCGTTGTAAAGATAAATGATTATAAAGTCATTGTCAAGTATTTTTTTATATTTATTTAACTTTTGTTTATTTGTTTGGTTTCTATGCTAAAAAGAAAAGAATTAATTAGAAAATTATTAAAGAATTCCGGTATCAAGGATGTTCAAATAGCAAAAATGCTTGATATGACCGCCGCAAATTTTAGCTATCATATGGCAAAAGAGGACATTGACCTTGATTTATTCAACCAAATATTAAAAACCCTTGAAGAAAAAAAGGGAATTAAAATAAATACCCCAACCTCCCAAAGTTATACCGTCCACGATGAAAGTTTCCATAAAAAAGCTGAGGGAGAAGGGATGCACGGAAACTTTATTGGTGAACCGAAGGAAATAAACTACAACGGTATTACCAGCGCAACTTTAGAAAGGGTAATCAAACCTTACGAGGATCTGATTGAGATGCTTAAACTACAACTCGCAGAAAAAGAAAAACGGATAAGAGAATTGGAAGAACAATTAACAAACAAAAAAAGAGGTGTACCATGAGAGTGGCAATAATTTT